TGTTGGCGATGGCGGCGGAGGGGGAGGTGTTGGACTGGGGTCAGGTGTCGGTGTCGGTGTCGGCGTGGGAGCAGGTGAGTCGGTCGGTGACGGAAGAGGAGTGGGAGTTGCATCCGGCGTTGCTGCGGGTGGTGGTGCCTGTATGGGCGGCGCTGGTTGTACAGGTGCGGGTGTAGAACTTGGCAGCGGATTGACCACGGTGGCGACCAGAGGCGGAGTAGGTGACGACAGATCGGTGGGCAGCGGCGAGTCGGTCGACGCTGCGCTGGCAGCTGTGCCGATGGCTCCACGCGCGTGGAGAGCGGCGTGGCTGAAGACCAGGACGCCGACCATGGTGGCGGCGATGGCGATGGCGGCAAGGCCGCCGACGGTGTTGGCGATTTTGCGTTTCATTTGAATCCTTCGTAACGCAGGATGGTGTCGATCATGCTCCTGCGTGAAGCCTCTGATCGGGGCATGGTGTAGCCACCGAAGGGATTGCATTTGCGCATCTCCTTGAGCAGCTGTGGTGAGCGTAGACGGTCGAGCGCGGCGCGGCGGTGGTCTTTGTTGGTGTCGGTCACTGGGTTCCCTCTCCGCCGGCGAGGCTGGCCAGGCTGAAGAGCTTGCCATCGACGATGCGATGGGTGACGGGCAGGTCGCAGGATTCGACCTCGAAGCGTGTCATGCCCATCCAGCGATGGTAGAGGTCGCGGCCGTAGATCTGCGCCTCGCCAGCGGTGGCGAAGCAGAGCGCGTTGTAGTACGGACCGTCGGGGTCGGAGCCGTCGTTGACGTAGACGGCAATCCTGAATGACTCCGTGTCGTAGCTGGCGAAGAAGGGAGCGCCATCGTCGTCGAGGCGGTGGACGGCGAGCGTGTCGTGATCAAGCATGGGTGTTGTCCTCCAAACAGGCAGCATGCACCAGCTGCCGGGTGGTCGCTTCGATGTAGAAGCGTTTCTCGTAGCCGATCTCGGTGTTGCAGAAGTGGCACTGGGAGGCGGCGTCTTTGCGGGTGGCAGCGCAGTCGGTGTGCTCGCAGGGATCTATGCACGGTCCGAACTTGGTCCCCGGCGCGGGGATCCTACCGGCTGCCATGGATGTGCACCGAATAGAGGGTGAACCCGAAGTGACCGCAGTCGGCCTGCATCTTGCCGCCGGTGGAGATGGTGGCACCGATTGAGTGGTTGCGCTCGTCGGCGGGGATGACTGTGGAAGAAAGGACCTTGCGTCCCTTGACGCAGTCGCGGCAGACCAGTTCGATGGTGGATTTGAAGGTCATGAGGCCTTCTCCTTGACGAGCATGTCAAGCTCGTCGATGTAGGCCTTCCAGTAGGCGATGGAGAGACCTCGGCCGTGGCCGAGTTCGCCGGAGCGCTCCCAGTTGCGGAGCTTGGTGTTGGCGTCGCGGCGGAGGGCGATGACGTTGTCGCCCTGGTTGACGTGGAGACGAGCCAGGCCACGTCCCTGGGTGCGGGCGTCGTCGTAGGGGGCCGGTGTCATGCCATCCTCTCGTCGTTGAGCCAGACGGCTGTCGGCTTGGCTGCGTTCAGCTCCAGCCAGCGATCGATGGCGCCGCGGGCGGTGATGTCGAAGTGGTCGGTGGTATCGAAGGGCAGATCGCCGGTCCCGACGTCGGGGAAGCGCTCGCCGATGACACGCCAGAAGGCGACGCGGGCCTCGTTGAGAATCTCGTCGGTGAGGCGTGGCGGCGTGGGCACAGAGACGGAGACGATGGGTCCGTCGTCGCCGTCGACGATGGTGACCGTGGTGTCCAGGTGGGGGATGTGGACCTTGAAGCGGCCGTCTGTGTTCCAGGTGTTGACGATCATTTGTCCTCCAGGCGTAGTGCGCGCTTGATGCGCGCGTTGCGGAGACGCACCTGCGCCAGGTCGTCGGGGCTGTAGTCGTGGGTGGCTGCCTGCTGCGTGAGGATGCCATCCAGGTGCTCTTCGAGCAGCTGCTCGAGATGGGCGACGTCGTCGTCGCGGATCCGGTAGTCCTGAAGCGTGATCATGCTTCGATCGCCTCCCCGACTTTGAGGTATCTGCCGGTGTCGACGAAGTGTTGACGGCTGGCACTGGAGACGTAGTCGATGGATCCAGGCGGCCGAGCCTCGGCCTCTTCAGCTGCGAAGTGGACACGTGCCATGGCGAGCGCGGATTCGAATTTGTCGAGCGAGGAGTGCCGACGGATCCGCGAGCCCCAATGCATAAGATCGGTGAGCACGTCGATGAGCGCGGTGTCGACAGATTCCATGGCGTAGCCAGAACCGGAGATCTGCTTATAGGCCTGCAACGTCTTGAGGCCTCGGCGGGCGCGGGTGTTGTTGGGGTTGGACGGGCGCGGGTCTTTCATTCGGATGTCCTCCCGACGAGCCGGTCTTGCTCGTCTGCTTCGATGTGCTGAATCGCCATGACCTCGGCCTCGCCGGGATCGGAGGCGTCGACCGGTTCAGCCCAGCGCTGTAGCTGGCTGTCGGGACCGCTGTCGAACTCTTGATTGAGATCCTGAGAGTCGACTGCCGGGTGATCGCCGAGGACGACCGCAGCCACCACGGCCGCGTCGCTGATCCATAGCCCGTAGACGGTGTAGCGGGGCATTAGAAGCACACCTCCTTGGAGCGCTTGAGCACGATCGGGTAGTCGGCGCCGCAGGCGTCGCAGGTGATCCAGTGGATGCTGACCACGGTCTGGCCACGGATCTCGCCGGTGGGCGTGAAGCCACCGCAGTTGCGACACTGGCCATAGCTCTGCTCGGTGCCGATCAGGCCTTGAAGCTCGTCGAGGTCACGGGCAACCAGCATGTAGTCCTCGTCGTCGATGCGGACGGCGTAGACCAGGACCTCTTCAGGGCAGTCGCCGATGTTGTGGTCATGGCTGCTGCAGCTGGCGCAGTAGAAGACCTCGTGGCCGAAGAGAAGACCGGAGGCGAGGCGGGCAAGCTGTGACTCCAGGGTCCAGCCTGCGACGTCGTGGCCTTCGATCAGCACGCCATCGCCGTAGATCCCAACGTTGAGCGCGATGTGATAGTTGGAGTAGAGGTAGCGCGCGGTGCGCTCCAGGTCGACCGGGTTGGCTTTGTAGCCGACGGAGATCAGCGCGTGGCGGTTGACGGGTGTGGTTATCGCCATGGGTCGCTCCTTCCCGGCAACGGCGTGAGCCATGTGCCGGTTGTGTTCTGGGCTCGGTGCAGGATGCGCAGCATCTGGACGCGCTGCTTGAGCTTGCGGCGGGCGGCGAGGTCGAGGCGGACGCGGGCGGTGAATTGTGCCCAGGTGCCCAGGCTGTTGGCGGTGGTCATCGGAGCCTCAGCGTGGTGATCAGCTGGGGCCCGTTGTTGACTTCGATCGAGCCGCCGACGTAGCGCTTGGCGCAGGTGGTGCAGAGCCGGTAGGTCTGGTTCTGGGTGCCCACGTCGGTGCGGGCGACCACAACCAGGTGGGTGGCGCGCTCTGGTTTGCGGTTGCGGTTCTCTTGGGCGGCGATGCAGTCGGAGCCGAATTCGCAGGGGTCGGTCATCGCCGTGAGTCCCGCAGCATGTCGATCGGGGCGACGACGTCACGCAGTTCGTTGTGTGCTTGCACCAGGTGCTCACGCGCCTGCGCAAGCTCGCTGAAGAAGAAGAGCAGGTCGCGGTGGATCTGCTCGCGCTTCTGGTTGCGGATGTCGCTCGGCTCGGGGTGGCTGTCTGCGTAGGCCTCCACGATGTTGGAGCCGGTCCCGATGTCATCGCCGCGTGGGTAGTCGCGCTCGATGGCGGCGACGAGTTGGTCGCGCTGGGCGTCGAGGTTGTAGACCGTCTGCTTGAGCACGGTCATGATGGCGCCGCCGGTGCTCGTGTAGCTCATGGGTGAGTTCCTCCAGGTGACGGGGTGGACGGGGAAGGAGAGCCGTCCGAGGTGGGCGGCTCTCCGGGGTCAGAGGGGTGCTTAGCCGACGCTGAGCAGCTGCAGGGCGCGGGCGGCGAGTTCGTCGGCGTGGCCGCCGGTGAGGGCTTCCATCCGGTTCTCTTCGGCCGTGGCGCTGTCCGTCTTGCGGCGAGTCTGCAGGTGGTTGGTGTAGAAGGTCACCGCGTTGTAGGCGCCCCAGGCGGTGTCCAGCTTGTTGGCCTGCGAGGGGTGGGTCAGGTAGACCGTGTCGAGGGTGTCGCGCAGGCGCAGGGCCCCAGACACCTTGCGGTCGTGCTCGGGGTCCTCGGAGGCGGGGACGGGCACCAGGGCCTCCAGGAAGGCGGTCCAGGCGCTGCGGCTGAGGTGGATGCCCAGCAGCTTGGTCGCGGCCGCGATCTTGATCTCGCGCGCCTCTTCGGTCTTGCGCAGCAGGCGCGTGGCCTCAGCGATCGAGTCGCGCATGTTGCGGGTGTGCTTGATCCGGAAGATCGACGAGGCACCTCCGAGTGCCATCGAGAGCGTGTTCTGGCAGACCACGACGATCTCCACGTCGGAGGCCTGCAGGGCGAGCGAACCGTCGTGCGAGGTCGAGATCAGCAGGTGGCCTTTGATCTCGTCGCCGTTGGGCAGCTTGGCCGCCTCGGGGTGCTCGAAGCACATGAAGGTGCGTGAGCCCTCGCGGAGCGAACCGCCGGTGAGCACTCCCAGCCCCAGCTGGCCAAGCGCTCCACCCAGCCCGAGGAACGATTCCTCATTGCTGAAGATCTCGTAGCTGGGTGCGGTCACGCCGACCGTCTTGCCATCGCCAGGGCGGTAGATCGCGACTGCCTGCGGCGCCTTGCGGAAGGTGCCTCGGGCCTCGTCGCGGACGTAGAGCGGGCGCTTGGTCAGGTTCCAGTCGGCGAGTCGTGCCTTGCGCATGGCGGTGGGGATGTCCAGGATGCCCTCGAAGGGATCGCCGAGACCGTGCCAGGGTGTCCCCTGCTTGGTCGAGTAGACGAGGCGGGCGCCGGATTCGTCGAATTCGAGTTCGTGCATGTCGGGTGTGTCCTCCAGGTGCTCGGGGTGCCTCCCGGCCGGTGAGGGTTTTGCCCTCGGGTGTAGAGTCTACGCGCTTCTTATCTGTCTGTCTAGGGGCATCATCCTCCGAGCATGACGTTGACGGGGTTATGAGCGTTGGCTTCGGATGTCGACCAGCCAAGCAGGATGGCACGGGCGACCGTGATTCCTCCGACTGGAGCGAACATCTTGCGGAGGGCGCTCCAGGTCGTGGCGGGGTGGTTGTGGTGATACCAGACCGTGTCGGGGCGAGTCATGCGGCGGATGCTGGCGGTCATCGGTCGGCGGTTGTGAGTGCTCATTCAGCGTCCCTTCAGGTATTCCCAGCTTTTCAGCTGGGCAGCTTGATCGCTGGCGCGCTGGGTCTTGGCTGCTTCGATGGCTGCGGCCATGTCGTGCATGCGGATGACGGCACCTTCGATGGTCATGACGTGGTTGGCCAAGAGACGGCCGTTGTCGTTGAAGATCTGCGCTTCCACGGTGGGCTCTCCGTCTGGGTTGCGGTGCTGTGCGCTGAAGAAGATTTTGGTCATGTCAGGCCTCCGGCCGGTAGCGGCCGGATTCGAGGTCGCGCAGGTCCGGACCGTTGAAGACGGGGAACTGGTCATCAAGCGCGCGCTGCCAGCGTGACCAATCGTCTGGCCATGCGCCAACGATGTCCCATTCGGCGGTTGCCTTACGGCAGGCAGCTATGACGGCCGCACGGCGCTGCTTGGGGTCGGCGATGTGAAGCGCACGGGTGAGCGCGGCCTTCTGCTTGGGGTGCTGCTTGGACATGAGCGCGTAATCGATGGTCATGAGTGGTTGTCCTCCAGGCGAATGGTGCGCGGGGCCAGCGCGCGGATGGTGGCCACTGTGTAGGGGTGCTCACGCTCGAAGCGCTCGCACTCGCGGACGGCCGACATCAGGTCGGCGAACGATTCGTGAAGGTTGGCGCGGCGCTCAGCTTCACGGTTGGCGACGCGTGCGGCGATCGAGGTGCGGTTCGTGATCATGTGCCCTCCCTAGTGGAGCTTGAATGCAAGGCGCGCGGTGGCGCGGAGCTTGGGGCTGAAGCAGAGACCGCAGTCACTGCAGGATGCGCGCTTACCGGTCTGCTCGGGGCAATGCGCTTCGGCCGGTGCTTCGGTCCAGGCGCGAACGATGCGCGCGACTGGCCAGCCGTCCGGAGGTGTCGGCATTGTCGGATCGTGCGATGCCCAGATCTTGACGTTGGGCATGCTGCGCAGGATGTCGAGCATGTCGCGGATGGGGCGAACGGTCCAGGATCGGGTGTACGCGTAGAACGTGAGCGCAGGGTGTACGGCCGCCAGTCGCGACCACATGCCCACGTATGCAGCGCTCACGAAGTCGCCCGAGGTGTGCAGGCGGATGACGGTACCGGCGGGCAGCTTGGCAAGCTCGGCCGTGAGCATGCGCTCCAGCTGCGCAGGATGCGCGCGCCAGAGTTCGAAGTTGGCCGCGTACTTGGCTTGGACGGAGCCGAACAGGTAGTGACCTTTGCGCGCGTAGCAGATCGAAGCGCAGAAGGTCGAAGCGCCCGGGCAACTGGCGGCCGGACCGGCGGGCAGATCGAAGTGCAGTATGTCGCGGCCGAGCTTGGCGTTTCCGCGTGTCAGAAGCGCGCTCATATGCTCACCTTTGGGAAGAATCCCGTTTCGGTTTGGCCGGTTTCGTTGTGCTCGGCCGCGCGCGCTAGTGCGCTTCGGCGTCGCATGTAGGTACCGGATTTGAATCCGCACGTTTCGCATTCCATATCCCATCCGATTGGGGTTGAGGTTGTCTTGCGAACGATGACGACGTGGCCGCGTGTGTATGTCGTCATGCTGCGAGCATCCGCATGGTTGCAAGGTCGACCGTGAGAGACGAGGTTGCGCTCGCGCAAGCTGCATAAAAGCGCTTGCGGTCGAATCGTGGATTGTCGGCCGCCAAGGTGTCCGCGATCGCGCGAACATCGGTCACCCATTGGTCTAGGTGGTGAGGCTCATCGGCGAACGGCTGAGACCGGCGGAGGGTAGAAGCGATCGAAACGTAATCACGGCGTGTCATGTGTCCTCACTTTGGTAGGTGGCTGACTGCAGCAACGGCCGAGACCGTCATTAGGTGTGCTGTAGCGCTCCGTACCCTCAGATACGGCCGGACATGCACACCTAACGGCGGTGAGACCGAACGGCCGTCAGGCTTGGAACCTAACGGACGTTGCACGCGGCCGCGAGCGCTCAAACAGGCTTGGAACCTGCGAACAGTCGCGGCCGCATGCGGTCTCAAAGGATGGGGAGAGAATCGCGCGCAGGTTTGCGGTTACCTAGTGGCCTAGGCGATGGGGAATCTGAGCCGGTACCCTGCGCGCGATGATTGGTGATCGAGGAAACGCGCGTAACGCGCGCGGTTTGAAGTGTCAGGTTTGACGGATTCGCAGCTTACCTAATGTGCCCATCGCATCGCACAGGCACGGCCGATCCAATTTCCCTTCGGATCGGCTCAGGGTGGTTTCGAGATTCCAACGCGCGGTCTCCCAGCCTTGAACAGTGACCCAGCTACGCACGACATGTGCGGTAACGGCTGGCGTTGCTGTAGGCATTCAAGAGATACCGTTTCCCCTGACTGCTGATGGCTAGCGCCTCGCTAGCTTACGATCTGACCATGACGCCACACTACACCCACCCTACACCCGTGTCAAGACATTTCTTAATTGGGTAGCCAGGCAACCTTTAGTAGCCGACTGCCCATAGGGAGGGGAAAGACACGCGGGCACGCGCTTACCATATGTGTGGGTGTAGTGTCAATAGCCATGTGTGCAGGGTAGCCAAGCGACCATATGTAGCCTGTATAGGTAGGCTTGACATGGCCATGAGCGCAGGGGTGTATAGCCAGGCTTGACACGTTGGCCAAAAGTTCTCGGCGCTATCCCATGGAGCATGCTAGGTCCTCCGCGCTACAAAATGAGAAACCAGGTGACCCCTGTTGACTCTACACCCGATCTGGAGTACCTTGATACGGGGTGCCGGTACAGTCCAACCGGGATCCTAGGAAGTCCGGAGACGGGCGCCCCAATCCAAGGAGGACACGCATGAGAAAGTCGACATCCAAGCAGGAGTTCTTGCGCCGGCTGGAGCATCGGAGTAGTCGGTTGGGTCGGAGATGGATGCTGATGCCCGAGGGGCGCCGTGAGAAGCGTCTGGGACTCAAGGTGGCGAGGTTGGATATCCGGATCGAGGAGGTACGCAAGAAGAAGTGAGCCGAGAGCTGCGCGACGCGCTGATCCTGGCCCTGATCCCGCTCGCTGCGGTGGCCTTCTCGCTCTTCGAGTGGGGCGGAATCACCAACGCGCCGTGGAGCACGATCTCCAAGTACGCCCAGGAAGACCACAGGCTAGCGATCGCCCTTCTGATCCTGCCCTGGGTCGCAGCGGCCGTGTACAGCGCCTGGTGGATCCACCACATCTGGTTTTCGTTCATCCCGCGGCTCCACCTGCTCGGGTAAGATCTCGGATGGTGCTCGCCTACCCAGGGCGGAAGGTCTCGATGAAGCGTGAAGACCACGCGAAGGAGCACCCGTGTCAGTAGCCCTCACCCAGGATGACATTCCGACCGCCCTCGCCAGCTGCACCGACAAGGTCATCGTCGAGGCTCGCTTTCTCCTCGTCGAAGTGGCCTCCGTTCCGAGCTGGAACGCCAGCGACTACAACACCGCCAAGGCGGTGCGGATCAAGATGAACGCGGCCAAGCACGGAACCTTCGGTAAAGCATCGCCACAGGGGGAGCTGACGATGCTGATTGGCAACCCGGGCGCCTTCACGGTCTTCGAGGATGCCTTCGACGAGGCGGCGACGTCCGTCATGGACCCAGCGGTTCCCGGTCCCAAGATGGGCTCCAAGCGCTTCCGGATCTACATCGTCGAAGACGAGGATCAGACGCCGGCCTAGCTGGAGTAATCTGAGATCAGCTCACGGCCTGGGATACACCCCCCGGGCACATAGCTCCCGAGACACTCGCAGGGATGGAGGAGTCACGAGCTAAGGCTGCGGGGGACGCCTGTCGAACGGTCGCTGCCAAAGTGGGACCGCGCCGAATCGACGAGTGAGGCGGATGATTGCCACCGCCTCACTCCGCTACCATCACTGACTGAGCATGTCGCACAAGCGCTCGAAGGCTCAGGAGACGGAGAACCAGCAGTGGATAGCCAAGCATCAGCGCGAGCGGGATGAGGCTGTCAGGAAGGCCGAGGAGCAACGCCGGAATCAGCCCGTCCCCGGCTACCGCAGGATGCCGCTGGAAGAGGATTTTTGACAAATAACCGGGTTAATGATTTAACACGAGCTTCAGTGTGGAATCATGGAGAGCGTGACGGCCGACGACGTTCTCAGATTCGCCGACACAGTAGGCCGCCTCAGTCCTCTGGCCGCAGTCTTCGTCGCCTGCATCCTGCTCATCTACGTCTTCTACCGGAAGTGGCTTGTGGTCGGATCGATCCACTCTGACCTGGAAGCAAGACTTGTGAAGACTGAGCAACAAAGAGACGATGCCCTCGACCTGGCTGCTAAGCTCACCGGTATTCTGGAGGCCGGACGCCGTGGCAGCTACAGAGGTCGCTGATGTGCGATTCCTGAGAAGGAAGAAAAGAGGCGATGAACCCGTGAAGGCAAAGGCGGCGGTAATGCAGAGCGCCGGCACGATTCACGCCGATATGCGTTTGGAGGACCTGAAAGCCCGAGTGCGCGCACTGGAGAACGTGAAGACTGTGGTCACCGTGCGCACCCGCTCCAACTCCAGCTCTTGATCTTCATCTCGCCGCTGCTCTTTGCCGGCGTCTCGCTGGTCGCCGCGGTACTCAACGTCGCATTTCTGTGGCGCGCTCTGGACCGCTATCGCGCGCTTCTCCTGCTCCAGACCCAGGACCTGACGCTGAATCGCATCGGCCGCGGCTTCATCTACATCTGGGGCTTCATCGTCTTCGACGACGTGCTCCGGGTGGGGATCGGGATCGCCGTCTTCGACCACATACCGAACGCTCTCTACCTGCTTCTTCTCGCGCCTTTCGCTTCCATCCTGGTAGCCGTCATCGGACTGCGGTCGTTTCGTTAGATAATTTCCAGGGATGACTCCCACCGACATCGCCCTGATTGTCGTCGCCATCATCGGCTCATCCGGATTCTCCTCGGCTGTTGCCTGGTTCCTGTCGCAACGTGCAATCAGACAGGCTGCGAAGGACGCGAGGAAAGCACAGGCTGATCAGCTGCTCGCACAGCAATTTCAGCGTGACGCCGCAGAACATGTGTTGGAGGCGGCCAAGCTTCTGGTCGATAGTGGAGCTGTCACCAAATCCAGCCTCGACCACATCACCGAGGTGACAGAGCAGACCAAGGCCAGAGGCGAGGAGACACACGCCATCGTCAATCACGAGCGGACGCTCATGAAGAAGCTGATCGCCACGCTGCGCCGGCAGATCGCTACTGACAACCCGAACGACGACCTGGCTCAGCTGGAAGCCCAGCAGGCCACCACAGAAGCCGCTGAGGCACAATGAGCCGATGGATGTATCAGCGCCACTTCAACTCCTCCCCAGTTGGGGCCATCTCTTTCAGGGAGCCGCGGCCGACGACGGCATTCTGAAGATCGAAAAGCGGCTCTGGGTTGTCTGCATGAACTACGGCGAGATCGACGACACCTGGATCGACCACGACAACGTCTCCGGGCTCACCGTGGTGGCCATCAACGACGCGGCTGCAGCCGTCCTACCGGATCAGCAGGTCTTCGCGCAGACCGAGATGGCGATTAGCTGGATGTCGCGTGGGTTGCCCTTGATCGGTCACTGCGGTGCCGGCGTCTCACGCGCGTCGTATCACAACCTGCCCGTGATCATGCATGCCAAGCAGCTCGGCTTCGATGCCGCCCTGGCCCTGCTGCGCACCGTGCGGCCTCAGGCTTCTCCGAACTCCGGCTTCGAGGCTCACCTGCGCCGTCTTGAGCCCTGGCTGACAGCTCCTGTGCTGCCCAACGGTCAGTGACGTTCTGGGACTGGCTGCTGGTCGCGGCAGGCATCCTGCCACCAGTGATCCTCATCGGCTACATGCTCTACAAAATCATCAAGGGAAGCGCAGAGATCGGTTGAGGGGTAGGATGCGGCCATGAGATTTATTGTCGGCGTCCTGATCGTCATCGCAATCATCTGCGGCTTCCTGATGCTGGTGTCGTCGGCAGCGTTGGGAACGTGGACGGAGCACCTGCCCGCCATCGCCGTTCTCTGTCTGGGCTTTGCGCTCGGAATCTTGGCGTTCGGCAGTGGAGTGAACAAGCTCTAAGCTTCACAGCAGCGTGATCGACATCAACCAGCAACGGGATCCGATGTCGATCGCGGCTGACATCCTCGACAAGGGTTCGCAGTCGACGATCGAAGAGTTCTGCAATCAGGAACTCGGCGAGGAGATGTACTCCAAGCAGCGCGAGATTACGCAGTCGATCATCACCAACCGGCGTACAGCGGTGAAGAGCTGCCACGCTGCCGGCAAGAGCTTCCTTGCCTCACGGGCTGCCGCCTGGTGGATCAAGTTCCACCGTCCCGGTGAGGCCTTCGTGGTCTCCACCGCGCCGTCCAACGACCAGGTCAAAGGCGTGCTCTGGAGGGAGATGAACCGGGTTCATAAGAAGGGCCACCTCGATGGCCACATGAACCAGACGGAGTGGTGGATCAACGACGAGCTGGTCGCATTCGGACGCAAGCCGCAGGACCAGGACCCTGGGTCATTCCAGGGCATCCACGCGCGGTACGTGCTGATCATCATCGACGAGGCCTGCTGGGTGCCAAAGGACCTCTGGATGGCTGCCGGCTCCCTTGCTGCCAACGCCAACTCGAGGATCCTGGCGATCGGCAACCCGGACGATCCCGGAAGCTATTTCTCGGAGGTCTGCAAACCAGGCTCAGGCTGGAACGTCATCCGCATCTCCTACCGCGACACACCCAACTTCTCAGGCGAGCCGGTCTCTTCACTGCTCAAAGAACTGCTTATCTCGGAGATCTACGTCGACGACATGCGCCATGAAGTCGGCGAGCAGGGGGCTCCCTTCATCTCCAAGTGCGAGGGCGAGTTTCCGACTGAGGCTGAGGATGCTGTGGTGTCGACCACCAAGCTGATGAACTGCATGCGTCCAGAGCAGTCCCACACGGCCAAGGAACTCACGCCTCACGAGTTGGGCTGGGACGTCGGCGCCGGCGGAGATAAGTCCGCGGTCAGAGAGCGCATGGGTGTCAAGGTTGGCCGCGTCTGGTATCCCAAGGGCGGGGCTGACACCATGAAGCAGGTCGGCGAGGTCGTGAACATCATCAACCAGACCAAGGTCACCGCGATCAAGATCGACACCATCGGCGTCGGCCACGGAGCTGCTGACCGACTCGAGGAACTACGTCGTGAAGGGAAGCACAACGCCAAGGTAGTCAGAGTCAACGTCTCCACCAAGTCGACCAAGCCGCTCAAGTTCATGCGCCTGCGCGACGAGATCTGGTGGACGATCGGGCACCAGATGATCAACGAGGGAGTGCTCGATCTACACGGACTCGACGATGCCACCGTCGCTCAGCTGCTCTCCCCCAAGTATCAGCTCGACTCAGGCGGACGAGTCAACGTCGAGGCCAAAGACGAGACCAAGACACGTCTCGGACGTTCACCGGATGACGCAGACGCACTGCTGCTCGCATTCTTCAAAGGATCCGGACAGGGATCAGCTTTTCAGGAGGCATGGCGCAAGCTTGCGGCCAAAGAGGCTGGAATGCCGGAAGCCCAACCGACGCAGCAGAGGATTGCTCATCCATCCCGCGTCTTCAGCATCATGCGAATTCCCCGCCGCGCTACACAGCGGGTGCTAACCCGGACCAGCTGCGAGCACCGCTTCCGAGGACCAACTTCGGGAGATCTGTGCGTTTTCTGCGGAACTACCAGAGAATTAGCGACAAAGCAGTGAGCCCGACCGCAACCAAAGACCTGCGCCGGAAGTCGAAGACGATCAAGGCGACTCCTGTGCGCAGGCCGACACGGACACCTCTCGCGCTACGCACACCAACTGAGCCGGTGAGAGTATCGATCGTTAAGCAGCCCTTCCAGCGCCGGCGCAAGTACAACGCCGAGTACATGGTCAAGGCGGTCAAGGTTGCGCTCCGGCCAGACGAGCTGACTCATTTCCCTCAGAAAGAGCGCGAGATGATCAAGGCGGCAGCCGACAAGATTTCCCGCGGTGCCTCCATCCCTCCGTTGGGTGGCCGTGGCAATGGAGGTCGTGGTGCTGGGCCTCCGATGCCGGTCTCGGTGACGGTGCTGGCGCAGGAGGCGGCTCGCGCGTTGCGCCCGTCTTCTGGTACGACGCCAACAGACATCGAGGTCGCGCTCCGCAGGCAGGGGATCGATTGGGTTGAGCCATTTGCTCCCGGTCGACCGCTCACCCCTTACTACGGATACAACCGCCGCCTGCGTCAACAGGACTACCGCGTCGGTCGCAACATCACCACCGATACCAGACCCGACCGCCTGCCCTTCAGTCTGCTCAAGCAGCTCAACGAGGGCTACGACATCGCGTCGATCTGCATCCGCCACCTGATCAGCGACATGCGCGCCATGAAGCTCAGCTTCGGGCCGATGGACGACTACGACGGCGACGTCTCCAAAGAGATCCTGGTCGTCAAGCAGTTCCTGCGCAAGCCAGACGGCAACCGTCCGCTCCCGATCTGGCTGGCACAGTGGATGATGGACAACCTTCGCTACGACGCCGGCTGCCTCTATCGAGAGCGCAACGCAGCTGGCAAGCTGGTGGCTCTGAAGGTCGTTGACGGAACCACCGTGGCGCCGATCGTCGACTACTTCGGCGACCGTCCGATCCCGCCAGCGCCTTTCCTGCAGCAGTTCGTGCAGGGCATCCCGTGGGACTGGGCAACGACCGACGATGTGATCTATGAGCCGCACTGGCCGCTGCCCGAGAGTCCGTATGGCGTGGCTCCGGCGGAGACCATCATGCTCAACGCCAACACCGACGTTCGCCTCCAGCTCTTCTTCCTCCAGTTCTTCACCGCCGGCGTGGTGCCGGAGATGCTGATCGAAGCTCCCGCTGAGATGACCGACCCAGACGCAGTGGCCGAGCTGCAGGAAGACTGGGACAACTTCTACGAGTCCAACCAGACCGGACGCCACGGTGCGCACTGGGTGCCCGCGGGATCCAAGCCCCACCCTTACAAGCCGGACAAGTTCGACCCCAACCTGGCCGAATACGTAATGCGCCGCTCGGTGGCCGCATTCGGTCTGGTGCCGCAGGATCTCGGCTTCACGGAGACGGTCAACCGCTCCACCGCCGATGCTCAGGCGGACACGCAGTTCCGGATCTCCACGCTGCCCAACACCGAGATCTACGAAGCAATCCTCAACATGGTCATCCAGGACGACCTCGGCATGCCGGTGGAGATCAACTTCGACACCGGGCGAGAGAAGAAGGACCGCCTGATGGAAGCGCAGGCGCACAAGATCTACGTCGACATGGCGGCGGAGTCGCCGGACGAGGTACGCGACCAGATCCTCGGCCTGCCGGTAGACAACGACGACCGGGTGCCTCGCTTCTTCAACTCGGAGAGGCTAGGAGTGATCCCGATCGCCTGGATCAAGTCTGTCTCTGGAATGATCGACCCGAGCACCCTCACGCCTTGGGGTCCTATTCCTCCGCAGCCATTCGTACCGATCGCCGGCCAGAAAGAGAACGTCCCACCGACGGAGCCGGAAACCCTACCGGACGGATCCCAACCCAAACAAGGCTCTACACCCAAGAAGTCAAAGCCGAAGGCAGCGGCTGCTGCTACCCCTGCGGCCCCGCTGCCCCTCCTTCCGGTCGGTACAAAGCTGCCACCGAACACCGCGGTGAACAAACCAGGTCTTCGGGCTAAGGACACGCACGAGCAGGTCGGTGAAATGCACACCGATCCGGAAGGACGAATTGATCCGGCTGGACGCCACGGAGAGCCGACCGTCAAGCTTGAAGGCGCAGCTGCACGCAACGAGTATCGAGTCGACGACGGCGGCAGGAGAGACACACCCACGGCTGGAACCACCGAAGGATCTCGTGGGCCACGACAGCCTCAGGGATCCTCCGCCCCGGCGCGCACCACTCCACCGCGGCGAGCTGCATCAGGAAACGCTGCTCAGAAGGAGGCGACAGCCGGTATCACCACTCCGAGCGCGATTGCCGGCATCGACCAGGACGGAGAGGATGACGACGATGACGCTCGAGGTATGACTGGAGCTGTCAAGCGCTTCCGGACGACGCACGAGAGCGACCTCTACGACCCGTCCGACCTTATGGAGTTGTCTTCTCCAAATCGCTTGACCGCAGAAGACCCGAAGGATGCAGAGCGCGACGACCTCGCCGACGACATGGAAGACAAAGCTGATGAGCTTCGTGCTGACCCACCGGGCAACCACCCGCTGTCAGATGCAGCTCGTAAGGACATCGCGCTCTGGCGCGGTGTGGCGCGCAAGAAGGCCAAGGACAAGAAGCCGCAGCGCAGCTTCGATTCAACCGTGATCGATCCTGGACTGCACGAATACATCCACACCAAGCTCCAGAGCGCGGCCTCGAGAGAGGACGTCGACAAGATTTTCGATTCAGTGTTGTCGCCTCGACCACCGAACCCTAAGCCTGAGCCGATGGACGTGCATCGGATCAACGGATTGGCTCTGCGCGCCGGCGACACCGGACGGGTCCTCATGCTGCAGCGCGCTCTGACGCAGGGTGACCCGGCAGCTGGGATGTGGGAATTCCCCGGTGGCCACAAGAACTACAACGAGACGGACGAGCAGGGAGCTGTTCGTGAGTGGCAGGAGGAGACCGGGATCTTCCTGCCCAAGAAGGCGCAACTCTTCTCCTCATGGCAAAGCTTCAACGGGCGCTACATCGGCTGGGTCTTCGAGATCCCGAAAGAATCGCACTTGAAGATCGACGGCCGCGAGGATGTCAAGAACCCCGACGGCGACTGGTTCGAGGCGGTGGCGTGGTTCGATCCTCGAGACCTCGCCAACCATCCCGGGATCCGGCCTGAATTGAAGGCAGACATCGCAGCTGTGCAGTCGGCATTGGCCTGGCCGCGCAAGAAGGCGGAAGTCGGAAACCTCGAGTAGGGGTAGAGTGCAGGATGCAATCTTGTTTCAAGGAGAGATGAACTAAATGTCAGTCAACATCGACAACCTGACCGCTCGACAGCGCGAGGCGGACAAGACGGTGGCCCTCGACGCCACCTCGGCTCACAACGTGAGCCTTGTCCTCAATGACGCCGACACCGCGACCACGGTAGGAGCTGCTGGTGGTGCGACCGCGTTGCCGGCGACGCCGACCGGATACATCTTCGTCTCCGTCGCAGGCAAGGTGCAGAAGATCCCCTTCTACGCTCCGTAGAGGTAGAAATGGACCTCTTCAAGCAACCGTCCACCGGCCTCACAGCCTCCGGAGCGTCGGCACCAATCAATGTCCCGGCGTCGATCCGGCGTCTCGAGTTCGACCTCAACATCTCTGCCTTGGCGGGGACTTCGCCAACGATCACCATCTTCGTCGAGGGCCTGGACAACGAGGGTGTTTGGTATTCGCTCTACGCTCCAACCGTGATCAGCACCGTGGTCGACACTCCGCAAAGCATTGGTCCAGGGATGCAGACCAACACCGTCATCCCTGACACCATTCGAGTACGCTGGGTCATCGGCGGATCGGCTGGTCAGACGGTCACCTGCACAATGTCTCTGATCGGACAGCCAGAGGCTCAGTAGGCGTGTGCTACAGCTGCGGGTGCATGAAGCCGGACGACCCACATGGGGATCTCCGCAACATCATCACCATGCAGCTCGATGCTGCGACCAAGACCGACGCCTTCCAGTCCCGCAACCACGATGAGGGAATTCCGACTGCCGTAGCCAACATCACAAAGACGCTCTCGCTCTACCGCGGGAGATCAGCCGGCGTGTATCCGTTCAACTCGATGAAGGCGCTGGGCGCAGACGTCGCTCTCAAAGCGGTGAGTATGCAGCCCGAGCGTCAGTACACCCTCGCTCTCGCCTATCCGGCCAACCGTGCCGACCGTGCGGTGGCCGCCGATGGGTTCCGCGATTTCGCCTCCGCCGATGTGCTCGAGAATGCGGCCTGGACTTACCTCAAGAAGGGGGCGAAGGTTGGGCTTCTCCACCACAAAGGAACCGAGGGTGCGGGCGTGGTCGTTGAGTCTTACATCTACCGTGGACCGGACTGGGAAGTTGCTACGCCGAGTGGAGAGAAGGCGATGATCAAGGCCGGTGATTGGTTGATCGGCACCATCTGGGATGACTCTGCGTGGCGGGCAATTAAAGCTCGAAAGCTGACAGGGATGTCCCCACAGGCTAAAGTCAGACGTCGTATTCCCAGTACAGAGACCCTGGCTGGATTGAGGAGTGACTGATGAGCGTCGATATCACTGAGTTCGTCGAGATCGATCCCGATTCGGTCCACGCCGTGTACAAGGCAGCCAACGGCACTCCCTTCCTCATGGTCAAGCAGGTCTCCGACGGTGAGAAGCCGGCTGACGGATCGGACGACGATGAGGACGACAAGCCAGGCGACGCGAAGAAGTCTTCGTTCGACTTCTGCGGCGATGTGGCCTGCGAAGTCTGCCTCTCTCGAGCTTCAAAAGGACGTCTCACCATGGGCGAGCGGCGTCAGATCCCCAAGTCTGACTACGCGCTCCCTGAGAAGGCCCCCGAGCATGGGTCTTACCCGATCAAGGACAAGGCGCATGCACGAGCTGCACTTCGATTGCGTGGCCACGCCTCTCCTGAAGACCAGGCGCGTATCAAGCGCGCGGTTGCAGCGAAGTACCCCGACCTCGGCAAGGGCAAGAAAGAGAAGAAGGCCGCCAAGGAGATGGGCTCGCAGCGAACCGTCGAGCAGTCGTTCCACGGAATGCTCCCGTCCCCGGACGCACAGCAAGGCCAGACGAAGAAGAACAAGCGCGGGCTTGCCACCAACAAAGACGTGCAGCGCGCCGCCGGCAAGGCGACGCTCCCCGACGCTGGGTCTCCTCCTCAGATGGACACCGGCTTCGGTCGCACAGCTGCAGCTCAGGGGTCGACCGCCACCGACACCCAGGGCGCAGAGCGGCAGACCGAACAGGAGCGTCGTGCGAGTGCGTCGAAGGAAACGCCGGTGCATCCTGACGGCATGAACCACGACATGCACGAGGGCCGCGGTGATGCCAACCCAGAAGACGTGCCGGTCGTGACCGACACGGCGACGGGGTCGCTGCAGTCTCAGACTCAGATCAATACCCGGGCGAAGAAGACCGGTTCCGATGCAGTGCGCGATCAGATGACACGCCAGTCGGAGCAGGCGCAGAAGAAGTCGGGGTTCAAGTTCAAGGTCAAGAAGACCGGAAAGAAGAAGCGGAAGAAGAACGCGCCTCACGTTTTGACTGGGGCGTTGAAGCAGGACGGGCCCGAAAGGGTACTATCCGTGGCAAATGCCACGAAGGAGTTGGACGACATGACAGGCGCCGAGTTCGCGCAGACACTGATCGAAACGCTGGATGCCCGCGATGCTCGGAAGGCCGAGGAGCGAAAGGCGAAGAAGGCAAAGGCCAAGAAGAAGGCTAAGAAGGCGAAGAAGGCCGGAGCGACGAAGCCGGTGGGAAACGAAGAGGCTGCCCAGGAGGCCGCGAAGTCGATTTCCCCCGAGAAGCTCGTCGAAGGCATCGGAGCCCGTGTCGAAGCCGCACTCAAGGAGGCGGTGGCTCCGCTGTGGGGTCGCATGCAGAACCTCGAGAACCAGCCCGCGCGTTCACGTCCAGCTCTGAACAACCTCGCCGGCACACAGTCCATCACGCGGGACCAGAAGAACCCTGGGGGCAACCCCATGGACGTCTTCAAGCCGCTCGAGGATGCGTTCAAGTCCGAGAAAGACCCGTACAAGCGGGAGAAGATCGGCAGCGAGTTGACGAAGGCCAAGTTGGTCACGGCGGAACGGATCCGTCACGGCCATTCGGTCTCGCCCGAGGAAGCTCGGCAGCTCGTCCCTTCAGCCGTCGTCTAGCACCGCCGACCAACTCGTAATTCCAAATCTTTAGAAGGAGAACAACCCATGTCCTGGGGAGCCGACACGTTGGGCGTCTCGGAAGAGACGTTCGACATGATCAAAGCGGCCACCTCCGGTATCGTCACCGGGACAGATCTGGCTGGAATCGATCTTCAGCCGCTGATCTCCCTGGTCCCGACGGACACGCCCTTCTTCAACTCGACGCCGCGCGTCGGAGCGAAGCAAGGAGCGCTGTTCGCTTACTGGCAGGCGCTGCTCAACGTCAACAACCAGCAGGTCGACGTCGGTGTACCGTTCGACCAGGCGGCTGGTCTGGTCGCGATCCAGAACCAGTACGTCTTCTCGCCATTCGTCCCGCTCGGCCTGGGCGGCACCGTCACGCAGGACGCTCTTGCTCAGGCGCAGGGCTACGCTGACGCGCTCGCGGTGGCCACGCTCGAAACCATCAAGCAGGTCTTGATCGGCCTCGACATCCACCAGCTCTGCGCAACCTCATTCGCCCTGCCGACCATCGGCACCATCACCCTCACGACCTCTACGACCGGTGGCTCGATCGCGACCGCGACCACCCTGTTCATCAAGGTGGCGGCCCGCTCTGGTGTGAACTACTACCGTGGTGGTTCGCAGATAGCGTCGGCTGAGGCCAGCCTCGTCGACGGTGCGGGCTCAACCAACTCGTTCACCGCGACCGTGCCCGCCGTCAAGGGCGCAGCCGCCTACGACTGGTACGTCTCGAGCACGACCGGCACTGAGAAGTACTACACGACCACCACGGTCAACACCGTGCTGATCACCTCGATTCCAGGCTCGACGCAGAACGTGCCGTCTCTGCCCGGGATCTTCAACGCCGGTCTTGCTGGCCCCGCCTCGGTGCCGGTAGCCGACGCGTCCTTCCAGACCTACTGGCAGAACGGCCTGATCGCCTCGATCACGGGCGACTTCGCCAGCTCCCTGGACGCGCTTGGTGTCGCTGGTACGGTGACCAACCTGGTCACCCCCGGTGCGGGCACCTCGCAGGGCGCGTACTTCAAGAGCCTGGATGGTGGCAAGCTCCACGTCGCCGGAGCGGCGCTGTTGGAGATCGACGCCATGAACCAGGCCATCTACGACACCTACCAGCTGACGGCGACCCGTTTGCTGATGGGCTCGCAGTCGATCAACGACATCGCCAACGCGGTCTTGAACAACCCGCAGGCGGTGACCTGGCTGGTCCCGACCGATTCGGATGGCCGTGCGCGCGTCGTCGCTGGTGGCGCGGTGGCGGTATATCTGAACAAAACCGTGAACGGGAAGCCCATAACTTTGGAGCTTCAGCCGCACCTGCCGCCTGGGCAGATCATCGCGGTGGTCGACGAGATCCCCTTCCCAGGGGCCAACATCGACCAGGTGTTGTCGGTCGAGACCCAGTACGACTTCTGGCGTTTCGACTACGGAGCGAACCGTGCTGCGGGCTCCCTAGGTGGACCCCGGTACGACTTCGAAATCCGCAGCAAGCAGGCGTTCCGCAACAAGGCGGCACCCGTCATGGGCATCATCGCCAACATCGCTGCGGGCACCTCGTAACCCGGAGCATGGGGTAGGCCGAAGAGAGAGTCGCGGGGCCGGAGGTTGTCCTCCGCCGGTCACGCCTCTCTCTGAGGCCTCCTGATTACAAAAGGAGGACGAAATGGCGTTCATCAAGCACTTCCGTGAGGTTCAGTTCCGGGTCCCGGATCCGATGCGTCCGGGGCACACTGCGTTCGATCGGCGCATGGACACTTCGAAGACCCATGCGATTTCGCACAAAGGTGTGGAGTACCACGCCGATGTCGACGGTTGGTTCGACGTTCCGCCAGACGTAGCCGCTTACTTTCTCAACTTCCCAGGCTGGTGTTCACCGGAGATGGTCGATGAAGAGGTCGTGGCCGGTAGGATTCGGGCTGATGCCGCCGACCTGCAGCCCAACACCCGCGAACAACTCGAGGCGAAAGGTAAGTCTCGTAAGCCGGCTCAGAGACAGAAGGCGACGGCTGCCGCTCGAGCTTAGCCTCGTGGAGTGTAGGGAATAGGCGATGTCAGTTCCCTACACTCCAATCCCGTTTTCCATCCCGGTTCCGGTCAACCCGACCTACGGTGGTGTCCTCGGTGACATCATTCCGTACATCTCACCGAGCGCTTATCGATCCGAGCCAACCTCGATGTCGACCAACGACCTGATCCCGTCGAGTCAGACCGCTCCCTCGAACGCAGCTGCTCAGGAACAAGCATTGGTCGACACGTTGCGTCGCTCCTCAGAGTGGACCGACCGTATTTGCTTCGGAGCTGTCGCCTCCTCCAAGCGCACCGGTCTACGCGCGTCGATCAACGTCGAGGTCGACGAGGTTCCTGTCATCCGCGGTTATCTCAAGCTCTACTGCGACATCAAGCCGATCGCCGAGGTCAGAGGCGTCGACGTCGGCCTGGTCATGGGCTCACTGAACTCGATCGGATCGTCGCTAGCATCAGCCATCAGGATCGGCCGGCGCACGATCTACGTCCCGTTCTCGATCCCCTTCCTGGCCTCCTCCTTCCGCAACTTCGGCATGGTTTTCCCGCCTGACAAGCTGGTCGTGGTCTGGTCCTATGTCGGAGGCTTCCCACACACATCTCTGGCGGCCAATATCACGCACGGGACGAACACCGCCACCCTGACAGCCACTGACGGTGCAACAGGCCTGCTCGCCGTTTATCCGGGAACCTCGATGGAGATCGTCGATGGCGTCAACACCGAGTACTTCGTGGTGCAGTCGGTCAGCAACAACATCGTTACCGCAACAACCAACTTCGTCAACGACCACGCCATCCCTCAGGCTCCCGACTTCATCGCTGTGACCTCTGTTCCTCCAGGTGTTCGCTTGGCTACCACCTTCCTGTGTACTGCGCTTCTGAAAACCCGTGGAGACTCAAGCATCGCACTCGAGAACATCACTTCACCGAAGGTGATTCAAAAGGTCGCCGGCGACGTCTGGGTAGACATCCAGATGGCCAAAGACATGCTCAAGCCCTACATGAGCCGTGTTAAGAAACCAAGATGAGCCGCACAGCGGTCAGAGCTTCGATTCAGGCATATCTGTCGAATGCGAACATCAAATTTCTGGGCACAGTCTTCGCTCACGCACCGAAGTGGACAAACGAGACCGACTTCGTGGCCAACGGCTATCCTGGCCAGGGTTCAGGCGTCGTTATCTACGTCCACCTGCGTCATCAATCGGAGTATCGCTTCGCTCTTGGAGGAGCGACCAGCGGCATGAAGATGCGGGCGTACAAGTGCAACCTGATCTGTCTGATGAACTCCAAGAAGACGAGCGCGGAAGAGTGCGATGCCGACAACGACACCTTCCTCGACTCGCTGACAGCCGCCATTCAGGCCAATCGCAACGCCGGCAACCCGGCGGCCGTATTTCAGTGGGGGGAGGGGGATACTCTCTACGGTGTGGACGTCATCATCGATTCCCGGTTTCCACAGCCGATCAGACAGCAGTCAATGCGTCAGTTCAGCTTGGCCGAGGTGGCCGTGCTCGAGCAGATGAACACATAGGAGCGATGCGATGACAGACGTTCGAAAGACCATGACCAACACCGGTTTTCATACACGCCGCTGGGATAGCTTGCAACGCCTCGAGGACAGGCTCGACAAGGACGGCCAGACAACCCAGCTGGCTGGAACAACGCTCGAGCTGGATCCCGGGGAGTCCGCTCTGGTCTCCGTTCCTGCAGATTTTGAGGACGGATGGCTGAAAGAGGGTAAAGTGGTGGCGCCTAAGAAGGGTGACTCCAAGAAGGAGTCTGCCTCGTCAGAGTCGACGAAAGAGGTTTGAGCGCGATGAATCGACCGGTCGCCCCGCTCCACGGTTGGGACTCTCGCTTCCACCTTGCCGTCATCGACGGAGAAGTCCGCCGCGTCCCACGCATCGCCGGCGGAGTCAACACCGCCTACGCAACGCCTCAGACCACCATCGGCCTTATTCCCGAGGTTACCCGCGGGGTGCCACTCGCCCCGACGTACTGGTTCAAGGTCAAAGCTCCGAAGTACAAGCCTGACCTGACCATGATCGAGGACGACACCCTGCAGGGCTCAATGGTCAAGGTCTACGAGACCATCCCCGGGCTCCGCTACGACGCTCACGCATGGGACTCCTTCCTCTACATGGACGTGATGCCTCTGCTGGCCAAGTTCGAGCTTGGCTCATCGGACACGGTGACGGCGGCCACCGCGTCGACCACTATGAGCGCAGCTGCCGCAGGTGCTACAGCAGTCACCTTCGCAGTCTCGATCGCGGCCGGCGCCTTCATCGTCATCGACACAGGTGGCCTCCTCGAGGCGAACTACGTCAAGACCGGTGGCACATCAGCCACGCTCCAGTTCCCGCTCAACTACGCTCACGGTGCTGCCACAACTGTCACCGTGCTGACGGGACACTCATTCTCGCTGCTCAACAACGCCGGCTCGTCCGGCAACCAGCCGACGTCGGCCACCATCACCGACTTCGACGGTGAAGAGTGGAGGCAGCTGGCAGCAGCGCAGCTCGACAAGCTCTCGATCAAGGGCAATGCGACCGGGCTGGCCGACTACTCGAGCACCTGGTTCGCCAACCCGTCGATCACGCCCTCACCGCCGACTCCTGGCTTCACCGTGCTTGATGCGGCCGCCGGATGGACGGCGATGATCCAGATCGGTGGAGTCTCGAAGAACTACGTCATGGACTGGGAGATCGACCTGGCTCGCAATGTGAAGCCAGTTCCGGCATTGACTGGGACGCAGAGCTACTTCCTCTACTTCGCCGACGCTCTGACCTGCCCCGGAAAGCTCACCGTGATCGAGCAGTCAGGAGCCCCCGAGCTGACCCAGTACGAAGCTGGTGCGGCGTTCGCGCTCGACATCTTCGTCTACGACAAGCAGTCGGGTGATGCCATGTACATCCACTCCTCGAAGTGCCGCTTCAAGACAGGCGAGATCGACCGCTCGAAGACGTGGGTCGAGGCCCCTCTCACGCTCGATCTGCTGCCCACATCGACAGACGCCGGCGCCGGAGGTGTGTCTCCTCTTTCGATGAAGTTTGGAAACACGCAGACTACGGCGTACTAAGTTTCTCGCCGACAACCAAATAGGAGGACAAAATGCGGACGATTGAAATTCCTGGTGGTATCGCGAAGATCAAGGATCAGAAGGATCTGCGAGGTCGCGATACCAAGCTGATCAAGGCCTACGCTCTGGCAGCCCAGAGCGTCTTGATGAAAATCCCCGACGAAGCTCAACCTCAGACAGGGGAGTCGAAAGAGGACGCCGGTAAGCGCCTCGAGGTGTACCTGAAGGAGCACCCTCTCCAGATGACCGGCCAGGAAGGGATGTTGATGCTCGATATGAAAGAGGCGACGATGGTTGCCTACCTGGCATCGTGGACGCTCGACATCCCGTTGCCGACGATGGATACAATCGGAGACCTTCCCGACGAGGTCTACCAGGCGCTCGACGATGCAGTCGGTGGAGACGCGATCAAGGTGGCTGCGGCCAGCGTCGACTTCGACGTCAACCCTGACAAGAGTTCCCCTACTGGGCCCTCGAAATCCTCAGACTCCACATCGAGGGCAGAGGTCTCCCAGGATCAGGAGTCGATCCAGAAATCGGAGAACGGTACAGATCCTTCAGCTGGCGAAAGATATTCGGTCGAACCGAAGCCGACTATGACGACACCCATTCAATAACCGTCGACTGGGATCTCGGCTTCGCCAACATGGAGGCCAAGATCCAGAAGGAAGCGATGGAAAAGGGGTCAAAATAGGCCGTGACATGCCGATCGACGTCCGAGCTGCCCAGGACGCTCTCGACCGCCTGATCGACGCGCTTCCAGCGTCGGCAGCTCGTGTCTCGAGCGAGATGGGACAGCGCGCACAGCGAGAGACCCGCGGCAACCTTGCCGATCCGCTAGGACCATTGGCGGATTCGGTTCGAGCTGAAGGCCCCGATCAGATCGGCACCTTCGCCTTTCGAACCAAGGTGGGGCCGACACTGAACTACGGCCGGCAGAGAGAACTCGGCGGACCGATCGACCCTGTCACCGAGACGGTTCTCACGGCTGCCCGCCGCGCTCCCGGATACTGGGTGTGGGACTACGGGAGCGGTCTTGTCGATGTCTTCGCGCATCACGTCGACCAGGTTGGCCAGCACTATCTGAAGAGGGGCGTAGAGAGTTCGTTCACCGCATTCGTAGGCATCGCTCGTAGGGTCTGGGGTGATCTGATGAGGGTCGCCGAGTAGTGGCCGAGACAGGAGGGACATACCTCCCGCCAGTTATTGCCTCGCTGATCGGAGAGGTCGGTGGGCTGGCTAAGTCTCTGGTCGAGGCCAAGGCCCTGCTCGAGGACTTCTCGAAGACACCGACCACGGCCGAGCTGGCTGTCGAACTCTCCTCTCTTGCTCAGCTCGAATTCGACTTCATGAAGGATGTTGCAGCTCTGCGGATAGCTGCGCAGGCTAGTCCGGTCGAGGTCCCTGTGACCATCAGTACGGCCTCAGCCATCGCCTCCTTCTTCAGGGTGAAGGCAATCTGGGCCGCTCTGGGATCCATTAGTGGTGGCGGAAACGCCGGAGGACTTGGCACCGCCGCAGGATTCGGTGCCGGCACCGCGATCCCATTCACGGGTTTAGCTCTTGCGAGATTCGGGTCTCTCGCTGGTCTGGCCGGCTTCGGCCTCGAGCGTGTCCTCACGCTTGCACTCGGGCTGATTGCCTCACTCACAGAGGCGTTCTTGGGACTTGGAGTAATAGCTGCCGGAACCTTCGCCACGATGGCCGTTGGCATGGGCTCGGACATGGTCGTGATGTCCTCGACCATCGCCGACACGAAGACGCTCTTTACGGCCTGGCAAGCGGTACAGCAGGCGGTCCTGCTTTACGGGGCCAACAGCCAGCAGGCACAGGCTGCTACGACGAACCTGAACAACCAGCTGAAGATCCTGGGTAACACCGCCGGTGTCCAGGCTGAGCTGGGGGTGGCCAAGCTCGCATACACCGTCGGTCAGCAATTCGATCAAGCGACGTCGCAGGCGCGTGTTCAAGCTGCCGGCTTACTGACGCAGATCCTCTATCTGGGGCAAACCTATATCCCGCTGGTCGCAGCTGCAGCTCAGCGCAACCTGAGCATCATCAACACGGCGTTGGTGCCACTGTTCACATGGCTGAAGGGTCCGCAGGGAATGGGCATCTTCAACGACCTCGAGAACAAGTTCGCCAAGGATCTGCCCACCGCGATGGACGCCTTCGATCAGGGGATGGAGTTCCTGCTCAGATTCCTCGATCTGGCCTCCAACTACACAGGCGGGTTTATTCAAAGTTTGGACCGGCTGTTCACCTACCTCAACTCTCCGCAGGGCTGGGCTCGCGTGAAGAAGGATGTGGGAGACGTCGTCAAGGTCTTCGAGATCTGGAAGGGATTCTTCGTCATCCTGTTCAAGGATCTCGCGCTCCTCTTCGGCCAGGCTGTCGGAGTTGGAACGACCATGGCATCGATGTTGACCGGAATCCTGACCAAGCTCCATGACTACCTGTCTTCAACCTCGGGGAAGAACGCGGTCGGTAGCCTGTTCAATGCGCACAAGAACGAGATCGTAGCCATCCTCAATCTGCTGCCTCAGCTGGCTCCTATGCTCTCGATTTACCTGGCGTTGGCGGTTCCTTTGACAACCATCGCTACTGATGTAATCAAGCTCCTCAACTTCATGCTTAGCATCCCAACGGTCGGGCCAGCCATCGCCTGGGGACTGGCTCTGATCATCATCGTGAGGCAGCTGCAGCTAATCGCACTCCTCACCGGCTTGGCAGCGCTAATCCGAGGCATCGGCCTTTCGATCCTGCTGGCTGGAGCCATCGCCTCAGGAAATGCCCCGGCGTTTGGTCGTCTTTCAGCAGCCCTCTTCGGAGTCGATGCTGCAACAGCAGCTGCGGCCCTTCCGCTCATCATGATCGGCCTCTTGCTTATTGCGACTGGAGTTCTCGTCTACCTTCTGGTCAGTCACTGGAAGGAGCTGAGTTCTACGGTGGGAGGCATCATGAGCCTGCTCGGGACACTGTTCCACAACGCAATCGGGCAGTGGGGCGGTGTCTTCAGCGAGCTGGGAATGATCGTTCAGGCGATCGGGAAGAAGTTCACTACAGCCTTCACCACATGGGGAGATGTCTTCTCCCTACTCGGTACTGCCATCCACACGATCGCTGGGAAAATCACGACCACCTTCACCACCGCCTTCGCAACCTGGGGTGCAATCTTCAGCTTGCTGGGCACAGCCGTCAACCTCATCGGCGTGAAGATCAGCACTGCATTCAACAACATGATCGCCACGGTCAAGGCAACCATCGGACAGTGGTACTCGATTGGCGACGGCATCGTCACCGGAGTCATCAACGGCATAAACAACAAGCTGACGTGGGCAAGGAATCAGATCGGCAACTTCTTCAACTCACTTCTCGGTGCGGCTAAACGGGCAATCGGGTATGGATCGCCAGCGAGGGTGTACACAGAGTTGGCTGCGACCATCCCTCAGGGTGTTGCACAGGGCATCAACCAAAACTCCTCTGCCGCTTTGACGGCTCTATCGTCGATGTTCAACCAAATGCAGAACCACAGCCGCATGCTGGCTGGCGCAGGTGGTTATGGGACGATGGCGTTTTCCGGCGCTGGAGGCGGTGGGAGGGGTCCCGTGAGTGTCAACATGCCGATCACCGTTCAGGTCAGCGGAGCGCAGGCGTCTACTCCCCTTGGAATCGGTGGCGCCGTTCAGAAAGCCGTCCACCAGGAGGTCGACCGCATGATCCAGCTCCTGCAGGGCGGCATCTATTCCAACCCAGGCGCATGATCGAAGACCTGAAGCAGAACCCGACCTACCGGCTGACGTGCCCGTGGTGTAACGGCGTGCTCTATCCGATCGCCTTTACTCCCGAGTCGGCGCCGTGGGTCTGCGTCATCTGCAGCCACGCCTGGTGGGCTGCGGAGCTGAGCGAGACGGCACGCAAGCAGTTCCGCCCGTCCTTCTGCGACTTCGGCTGGGGAGCTGCTCTCGAGCCGCTGCAGGCGTTGGTGGAGCAGGAGCGCGAGGCGGCTCGAGCCCGCGGCACTTCTGTCCGCTCCGATCAGCTCCAGTCGTTGCCGCTCTCCATCCTGCAGCGGCTGCCTGGGCCAACGACAGAAGGATTCGGAGAGCTGCTCAAGCTCGAGATCACACGTAAGGGCGGCTGATGGCGACTCTCGGCTCTACACCGTCGTTCAACAACTACTACTTTTCAGACTCCGGCACAAGCTGCGGAACCGCTCCCGATCAGGTCGGGTCACCAAGCTATTTCATGCCATCAGCAGGGTGGGTCACCAGCATCGTCTTCTATGCATCCGGAGACGTTGGAACCACAACGCTGACCGGAGTGTGCTGGGACAGGAACACCAACGCTGTCCTGGGGAATGGCTCTGGCGTCAGCTGCGGTACGGGAGCACGGTCCTCGAGCGGCCAAGTATGGCGTACTGACAACTGCGGATTCTTCCTCCCCAACGGCCAGGGGTTCCAGATCGGCTGGGTGAAACCAACCGGTGGAAGCATGGTCTGGGCGACGAACGGATCTGGAGGCGGCAACTGGGGATACAACGGCACCGTCCCCGGAGCATTCGTCAACTGCGCCACCATCGGTCAGCCAGGGGCCTACATCAACTACAACCCAATCTCCAACCCGAGCGCGACCACCAATGCTGCTACGAGTGTCGGCTCGACTACAGCCACCCTCAACGGAACCGTCGGTGACGGTGGTCAGAACGGCTCCGGTGACCCCAACAGCTCGGACTACTACTTCCAGTACGGCACCGACCCGGGATTGGCCGGAGCGACCAGCACCTCACCGGTCACCTTCAACGGCACCGGTCAAGCCGCCATAGCCAACATCACGGGCTTGGTCATCAACACCACGTATTACTTCCGCGTCATCGCTGTCAACGACGCCGGCACCACCATCGCCAGCAGCATCCTGAGCTTCGCCACGTTGGGACTCCCTAATGCCCCCACGTTGACTGCACCAGCCAACGGCAACGCGCAGAACGCGCAGTCAGCCAGCGTGACCTTCGCCTGGACCTATAACACAGGAGGGGCCGGTGGAGGCGAGACGTTCTATGCGCTCAAGCTGACAACAGGCGGTGTCGACTCCTGGTGGAACGGCACCACGCTTCAAGGAACCGAGATCTACGTTGCGGAGGCGACGACCAAGACGATTGCGGCCGCCATCCTGGCCCCCTCGGTGACCTATCTTTGGACGGTGTCGAGTCAGGACGCCAACGGAAAGGGTCCCTACGCCTCTGTCTTCACACTGATCTCAGAGGGTCCCCCGGCTGCGCCCACACTGCAGGCTCCAACCAGCGGGACGTATGTGGACATGGCCGGAGCCACGCCGACCTTCAGCTGGTTGTACAACCCGGGGAACGCCGTAGGCGGCCAGACCAACTTCGCCATCCGACAGAAGATCGCCGGCGCCGGTTCCTACTCGTATTACAACGTCGGCACATCCTCGTGGCAGGGCACCATCGTCTGGAACGCACAGACAGGACAGAGCTTCACCTTTCCCTCCGGGAAGTGGATCGACGGCAACACCTACAACTGGTCGGTGGCGACACAGGATGCAGGTGGCCAGGGAGCGTTCGCTTCTGACTTCACGGTCACAGCTCAGGCGATCCCTGTCGTCACTCCCATCAGTCCGAGCGGATCCATCGCAACTGCCAAGCCGGTGGTGACATGGTCGGCCACTTACGGCTCACCGGCTACCGAGACCGCTTACCAAGTACGAACCTTCTCGGCTGCCCAGTACGGAGCTGGCGGCTTCAATCCGGCGACGTCGGCTGCCGCCGATGATTCTGGAGCTATTTCAAGTTCGAGCGCGACGAGCTATCAGGTTCAGAACCAACTCCCAGCCGGGACGAGCTACCGATCCTACATTCAGGTGGTGGAGACAGGATCTGAACCAAGCGGCTTCATCGCCTTTTCTGCGTACACGGTGACACTCGATCTTCCACCGACTCCGACTCTGACTGCTGTAGCCACCACGGATCCGACCACCGGATGTCCTCTGATCAAGCTCGCCGCCCAGTCGTTGATCAATATTCTCTCGTCGGTCGATGCCAGCTTCGAGAGTGGAATTGGATCTTTCGTGGGGACCAACGCTGCATTAGCACAGTCGGCAACGCAGGCCGAGGATGGAAGCTTCTCGCTTCGTCTCACCGCGTCATCGGCTGCCACGATGTCTGCCTTGTCTGGCAGCTATGCAGTTCTTCCGTCCACTCAGTACACGGCCGTGGCCGGATTCAGAGCCGGATCTACAGGACGAACGGTAACCGTAGGGATCACCTGGCTCACAGCAGCCCTGGCTGTCATCAGCACCTCAACAGGGACAGGAGTTGCTGATGTCACCACGGGCTGGACTCAGGTGTCAGTCACCGCCAGTTCACCGTCGAACGCGGCCTTTGCCGAGATCGTAGTTACCGTAACTTCTCCGGCAAACACCGAGATCCACTACGTCGATCAAGTCGGTCTCTTTCCTGGTTCAGGGACAGTCTGGTCTGCCGGCGGATTCTCTGCCACCGCAGGAATTGTCATCCTTCGCTCCGACGGGGTCTATGTGAGAGGAGCGTCACCCGCCAACCCTGCCTCTCTCTCGAATGCTATTGCTCCAGACCAGGCTGTGGTCAACGACTACGAAATCACCCCGCTGGTTGCCTACACGTACCAAGCGTTGTTGCAGGCAACAGGGGCTCAGGGTCTTGTGCAGTCGACGTATTCCTCAGCTGTCGGAGCTTCGGTCTCGACGACCAAGTGGTGGGAACTCGATCCAACCAACCCATCGAGCGCTGTGGCGGCGCAGCCAATCGCATGGAATCCATCTATCACCGAGCAGTCGGTCGCCCACCAAGTGCTGGGTCAAACGACCATGAACGTGATCTCCTCAGCGATGATGGCCACAGACATGACGGCATCCATGGAAGTCTTCGATGCTCCGACCTACGTCGGACTCATGGCACTGGCCACCTCACAGAAGACGATCTTCTTCTCCGACCCCTACGGTCTGAGCTACTACTTCAGGATCGCTCCAGGTCCCGGTGGGATGTCGAGCGGGATGGGCAACAAGGCACATGACACGCAGCTCCTCCCATCCACAGCAGCTGCTCCACACCGCACAGTCAACCTCACCGGGATTGCCCAACCCAGACCGGCTGTCTGATGCTCACTGCGAACACCGCCTTTCTCAACACACTGCGCTGGGGCTCGTACCTGGTGCTGGCACAGCTGCAGATCTACTACAAGGGACAGGCTTCAAACATCTACCTGCCTGTCTCGACCGCCGATTTCACAATCGATCGCAACTCCGAACAGAGGCGTTCCGGACAGCTCACCGTTGAAGTGCTACCAACGATTCCTCCTCAGACAGTGTCCCTGGATGGAAGCACGCAGGTGCCTATCCTGCCACTGACGCCGACTTCGGCTCTGGCTCCTTTCGCGCAGCAGATTGGCGTCTCTCTTCAGGTCGTTGCTGAAGGTGGAGTGATCGACCCCACACAGTGGATCCCGATGGGGATCTTTGCCATTGCCGAGAGCACGATTGATGACACCACAACCGACGTGGTAGTTACCCTCAAGCTGTTCGATCGCTCATGGGTTCTCGCCAACTGGAAGCTGGCTTCGGCCTACACGGTGCCTGCTGCCGGCGGGTCTCTGGGCACAGAGATTCAGACGCTGATCAACCACGTCTGGACGACCCAGGGTCCAGGAACTCCAGCTACTCCACCTTGGACGTACAGCATCGGTAACCCTACTGGCTACTCAGTGCCGGCTGGCACATACAACCAGGGCCAGGATCCTTGGCAGGCCTGCCTTGACATGGCCGCCTCAGCCGGGTACGAGTTGTTCTTCGACGTCAACGGCAACGTAGTCGGTCAGCCCACGCCTGGTTCTCCAGCTCGAGGTACGTTGAACTCGCTTCCGACGGTCTGGGGCTTCGATACGAACACACTGTCAGTTCAAGGGACGGAGAGCCACTCTCCTGGCGGAACCCCATTCACCACTCCGGTCGGAATGGTGATGCAGATTCTTCGCGATGGAATCTTCAACGACTTCTGGGTCTCTGCGGTGGGCTCGAACAACTTCAGCGCTCTAAGTCAGCAGCGTGCGGCTGACACCAACACCTTGTCTCCGACGTACTACCAAGGCGTGATGGGCGACAACCCGAGCTTCATCTACGACTCTCTGATCACCACTGCGGCTCAGGCACTGGCCGAAGCTCAGTACAACCTAGGCGTCTCACTCTCCAAGGTCTGGCAGATCTCGGTCGACGCCCCTCCCAACCCGCTGTTCGACATCGACGACGTTTTCACAGTGACCAACCCGCGGCTGGCTCTCAGTGCCCAGAAGGTGATCGTGGACACCATCCACACTTCTATCCGCTACGACGCATTGACTACCCTCAGCGGGCGCGTAATCGTTCCAGGAGCCTGAGATGGGTCATCGCGCAAAGATGACCCTGGCAGCTCGCCGGCTGCGCCAGAACCTGAGCGTCGACATCGGAGTCACGGGGCCCCTGCAGTGGGGAACCATTGCTTCTGTCTCAACTGGGACTCCATCGACGGTTGGGGTTTACCTTGACAGTGCTTCCGGTCAGCCGGGGGCCGCCATCACGACCGGGATCCCGTTTCTTAATGGCTACGATCCAACCGTCGGCGATGTCGTTCTGATCATGCGTATGAGCGGAGCAGCTCGCACGCAGAGAATCGTGCTTGGGACGCTCGAGGCTGGGCTCAATGGCCAGACCTCAGGAGGCGTATTCAAGGGGACTAACTACACGGCGTCTGGCGTCGCAGGCCTTCAAAATGCTGTCGCCGGAGACTGGATTGGCAGATGGTCGACAGTTGGGGCTCCAACCTTCGTTAGCTATACCCCAGTTGCCGGAGACTGGGGGCTGGACGGCAACAAAAGCATTTGGGTGTACGACGGATCTGAATGGGTAGCATCGTCGTTGGCTAGAGGGACGAGCTTCCCTGCTAGTCCCCAAACAAACGAGCATTTCTATCGCACAGATAGTGAGTTGGAGTTTTACTACGATGGGACGCGTTGGCTAACAGCTCAGATCTTCACCTGTACGCTGGCATCAAACTTCGCCACTACCGTCAACACCTCGTATGCGCAGGCGATCCCGGCGCTCCCTACCGGCTGCACCGACATTTACGTGGTGGACCATGTGGTGGAAAGCTTCGTGGGGGCGACCAACAACGGCCTCAACTTCTGGTCGAACAAGCTCACCAAGTACAACTCAGTCAACACCGGGACTGACATCGACACCGCGATCAGCACACCGGGCGACACGGCGAGCACATGGACGCAGCACATCTCCCATTTGAACGCGCTCCTGCTGAGCGGGACCACCTATTTCGACTGGAACGAGCAGTGGACCAAGACCGGCTCCCCGAGCCAGATCAACCCCAACAGCTACGCCACCTACAGGTTCGTGGCGACATGACACTCGGGATCATCAATCTGCTCAAGGTTCCCGAGGGGTACACTCTGCCGGTAGCTATGACAACCTCCTGGAGGGTTTGACCATGCGAGCGTTGATCGGCGGGATCCTCCTCTTCTTCCTTCGGCCAGCCAACGCCGCCTTCGCTCGGTGGCGGTTCAGCTCTCTCGACCGCAAGACTCAGATCCTGGTCGCCAAGCTCCTGATCGACCGCCGGCGGAGCCCATACCTGAGAGAGAAGAGGAACCGCTACCTCGTCCCGATCTTCGGGATGCCGATCGGTACTTACGGTGAACCCAAGCTCCTGGACATGCTCTTCGGGTCCTGTGTGGCCCAGTGCAACTCCACCATCGCGGCCGGCACAGCTGCCCAGACCACCTTCAACCTCAGGGGATCTGCCGGATCCGGTAACGCTGACGTCACCCCGGTCGCCAACGACGTCTGGCTCTTCGTCACTCCAGGCGGTACTGCAGCCACCCAGAACCAGTACACCAACGCCGATGTCTTCCTGGCTACTGCCGGCACGGCGACCTCGATCACATTCGCCTCGAGGACTGTTGTGGCTGCACGCGCTGTGGGCGACTTCGGATTCAAGCTCATGACGACTACGACCTTCACACAGCCCATCTTCCTCAACACGGTCTACGTCGGCCTGTCAACGGCTGGAGCGCAGACCACGGTGGCCGCCGGATCCGACCTCGCCACCCTGCCCACCGGCACCATCACCGTGGTCTCCACCGGTGTGGCCAACGGTGGAGCTGCTCTGACAGGTGGAGGCAGCTTCCCCTCCGGTGGCGGCCTGGCCCTCATCGACTCGAGCAACGGTCTCCAGTCCGTCACCTTCACCGGCGTCACTGCAACCACGCTGACCGGCTGTAGCGGTGGCACGGGCATCATCGACACCTCGAGCATCGTGCTGCTGGCTCCGACCTCTGCGGTCATCCTGGCAGCCGAGCCCACAGCGACCGGATCATACGCACGAGTCGCTCAGGTCAACAACCCGACCAACTTCCCGGCCTCGAGCGGATCTGCGCCGGCGACCAAGAACAACGGAGGGACGATCAGCTTCCCCGCTTCAACTGCTGCGTTCTCGTCCGGTGCCACTGCGATCCAGCTCTACTTCATCGCTGACATCTCGACGCTCGCCGGTGGCAACCTGCTGGCCTACGGCTACCTGACCAACCCGCAGACCGTCAACGCGTCGGGCATTACCGTCAGCTTTGCAGCCTCAGCTCTGGTCCAGACGCTGCTCTGATGGTTACTTACGACGAGTGGCGTAGCCGGTCGTACCGAGAGGACAGTCTTGCGGCGCTCCTGCGGAGATCAAATGCCATCGAGATGGCCGATATTCGCAAGGAGTGTGCACGTCTCGGTCAGCCTATGCCGACTCGTTTTCCGGCTCACTGGGCTGGGGTAGGCCCTGGAACTAACTTCAACGGTCTGGAGACGTTGGCGTCGATGAGCATTGATGGCGCGGCTTCAACTCCAGCGACCACGCCAGGGTCGTCCATCCTGACCCGTGAATGCCTTGAGCCAATCGCGCCTAGCTATTTCAAGCAGGCGGGCAATCGGTTCATGATGCGTGCTTATGGAACAGTCCTCGCGACGGCCACAATCCCGACATTCCAACTCGCTCTCCAGTGCGGCCCGACCTACGCTAACCCCCTGACGTCAGGCCAGATGCTCGCCCAGTTCCCGTCAGCGATCACGCCTGCTGCGGCGGTCACCCATCAGTTCTTCTTGGAATGCCTGATCACGGTGCGCGCCACCGGCTCATCGGGATCGTTGCGAGCAGTCGGTAAGGTTCTCAATGACATCCTCACCGCCGGGACGCAGGTCTGGACGCTGTTTCAGAACACGGCGGTGGACACCGCGCCGACCGCCGTCGTGATGACTGGCGCTGGCGGCCTGTTGGTGCCGATCTACTTCGACCTCTCGGCGATCCTGGGTGCAGCCACAGCCGGCAACTCGTTCACCTGTCTCGACTACGAATTGGCGAGTCTCAACTGATGTGCGACGGTATCGTCGGAACCGAGAACAGAACGAAGTAGTCGAGCGTCTTCGTCGTCTCTCTCGCGAGGATCTGATCGCAGTATGTGATCGATTGTTCTGGGAAGTCCCGATCGAAGAATTGGTGGGCATCGTGATCCACTCGTTCGAGACCTCCAAGGCTAAGGAGTCGTCCTGATGGCGACGGCCAGTCGCATCCTCTCGTCGTTCGATAATGAGGTAGGCAAGCTCAGCGTCACCTACGACGACGTGACAGGCGTCGTCTCACAGGTCGTCGTGGTGAACGGCCACCTGACCAAGCCCCTGACCTTCACCGCGCGCTTGACCTCAGACCAGTCGATCCAGTTTCAGAAAGAGACCGTCAGCATCGCCACCGCGGTCAAGACGTTTGACGTCAGCGGGCTCGGCTGGACGATCGGCCCTCACACACCGATCTCACCTCCGCTGGACTGGGAGGTGTCGTGGGGCTAGTCCAGACCGGCACAATGCAGTCGTCGTCTACAGGCACTGTCAACGGAACGCTGCCCGGTAACTCGACACCAGGGAACACACTGATCGCCCAGGTCGTCTGCGACTCTGGCGGATTCACCCTCACTGCTCCAACCAACTGGGTGAAGCGCAACAGCTCGAGCTTCAACCGTGACACGGCGATCTGGGAATATCCCAACTACCCGAGCGCTGCATCGTCGTTCGCCTTCGTGACGTCTTCAGGCGGGGGCATAGCGGTGACGGTCACTGAGTGGACGCCGATGACGACGGACATGTCTGCCAACGGTTCGGCGTCCAGCGGGGCTACCATCACGGCCACCGTCGCCTCGAACAAGGCTGGCGACGTCGCCTTCACCACGTTCCTCAAGTCCGCCGCGTCAGAGACGTTCACGCTGCCCGGTGGCGGGTGGGCCTCGCTGCTCAACATCAACGCTCTGCCTCTGTCCTCGTCGAGCGGCGAAGGTGACTACAACACTGGCCTGGCATCGGGCACCGACAGCGAACTCCAGACCTCAAGCGGCACCACGACCACGTGGGACTGGACGATCGCCACCTACACGCCAGCCCCTACACCTCCTCCCATCTCACCACAACGTGTTCGCGCTCCGCACATGAACCGTCTCGAGATCCGGCTCACAATGCCGTACCGGTCGGGGCAACGTCTCGCGTATCCGCGGCCGCCAGCTGGGACATCGTTAGCGCTCGCTGCGGTCGACGCTCAGATCTCCTCCGCCGCCGGCACGCTGATGGCCACAGCATCATTCAGCTCCAGCTCGACCGGGTCGTCTGGACAATCGGGGAGTCTCAGTGCCGCCGCGGCCGCGGCCGCCAGCTCGACCAACCTCTCGACCGACTCCGGCCAGCTGAGTCTCAAGGACGCAGTCACCAGCTCGAGCACAGGAGCCTCTACTTCGAGCGGGACATCGACGGTTGCAGCTGGACTCGTCAGCTCTTCTCCCTCAGGTAGTGGACAATCCGGCGGCCTTACAACATCAGCGGCCGCTCAGGCGAGTGGAGCCGCTCTCAGCCGAGACACGGGAGCAGCCTCCGCGGCTGACGCCATCTCCGGAGCTTCAGCTGGGACAAGTACTGGCGCCGGAACAGCCTCTGAGTCAGCTGCACTCGTCGGGACGTCGAATGGAATCTCGACTGAGAGCGGGACCTTCTCTGCAGCCGGCGCAGTGCCACTGAACAGTGTCACGCCCTCCGTCTCCACCTCGAGCGGCACCCTCACCACGTCCGTTGCTCTCAACGGAACAGGAACTGGTCAGAGCGGATCGTCGGGCGGGATCTCTGCGGCGATCAACGTCTCCGGAAGCGAAGCTGGGCTAAGCACCTCCACCGGAGTGGTTTCTCTGGCGCTGGCAGTCATCGGCCGGTCGACCGGGATCTCCGTCGAGTCGGGAACGCTGATCACAGGCAACTTCCTCTTCCTGGCCAGCGTCTCTCCATCGTTCTCAAGCACGGCCGGCACTTTCACGACCAGCAGCAGCCTGTCTGCGGCGTCTCAGGCCCAAAGCAGTCTGGTGGGCTCCATCGCATTGACTCTCGGGCTACTCGGGATCAGCCAGTCGACGACGACATCGTCTGGGTCTCCGAGTCGCATCCTTGCTCTGGCCAGTACGTCGTTTGGAATCTCCGTCTTCACTGCGTTCAACACACCGACACCTCCGCTCTACGTCATCGTCCAGGCCTTCTCTCGTGACGGGAAAATCCACGCCTCAGCACGGGACGGAGTCATGTCTCCGGCCAGCTCGAGGGATGGTAAGGTTCAAGCCAGTTCCCGTGATGGCAAGGCTTCCGCCTCGTCCCGGGACGGGAAAACGCCCGCAGGAGTTGATTAGTGCCGATCTCGCCATGGGTAGTTGGACAGACACATCCGACCTGGCAGATCCCCTGGACCAACGAGTCTGGCCCGGTAGACCTCACCGGCGCCACCGTCACGCTCTGGATCTTTACGAGAGAAGGCACGTCGGTTCAAGGTGGCGGTACTTGCCTCGTCGCCGGCAACCCAACTCAGGGCAACGTCACCTATGCTCCAGTAGCTGGAGACAGCCCCAAGGCCGGAAGCTTCTGGATCGCTCTGAAGGCGGTCTTCGGAGACGGTTCGATCCTCTGGCAACAGCCAGCCGATACGTGGACAATTACCACCATTCCATGAGGAGAAAGAGATGAGCGACGATCCAACGAAACTGGGCCCAGGCGAAGAGTGGGATGCCACCAAGGACGCAACCAAGGAGGCAGCGAAGCAGGGTGTCGACATGGGTGCTGTTGAAGGCACAGGCACCGGCGGCACCGTAACGAAGGACGACGTGACCGCTCACGTTGCTGACAAGAAGGCCCAGAAGGCCAAGGCGGCTGCGAAACCGAAAGCAGCCAAGAAGGCTGCAGCGGTTGAATCTGCTCAGGCTGAGAAAGAGCAGTCAGACCTCGACAAGGCCAAGGCCGACCAGGAGAAGAAGACACAGGCAGCTCTCCTGAAGCTCGAGAGCGAGCCCATCCCAGGCCGACGTCTCGGTCGCCTCCCCACCCCGCCGGCGATGCTCAAGAAGAACCTCAAGCTGGCCAAGTACATGCCGGAGATCCTTCCTGCGACGCCAGCTCTGCCACTGGACGTCACCGACGGCGTCCACGACTGGCCGGTGTACCTCAACGATCGCCTGGGCGACTGTGCCTGTGCCGCGCCGGCGCACATGGAGGAGATCTTCGCCGCCGACACCAGAAAGTTCCGCATCCCGACCGATGCCGACGTCCTAGCTCTGTACGAGCTGCAGGGCTACAACCCGGCCGATCCGTCGACGGACCAGGGCAGCTCGATGGGCAACGTGCTGATCGACTGGCGCACCCAGTGGTCTGCATCCGGCATCTACGCCTACTGCCAGGTCGACCAGAAGAACGAGGACCACGTCAAGCTCTCACTCTGGCTCTTCCGCGGTCTCTACATCGGCATCGCGCTGCCGCTGACGGCACAGGGACAGGCGATCTGGGACGTCATCCCGGACATGCCCGGTCGCAACGAGCCTGGGTCGTGGGGCGGCCACGCAGTCAGCGTGGTGGCCATCAACGCCGACAGCTCACGCGATGTGATCACCTGGGGCCAGCGCATCAAGATGACCAAGGCGTTCTGGGACGAGTACGTCGACGAGGTCTACGCGGTCGTCACCCAGGACTTGAAGGCCGGTGATAAGCTGGCCGTCAACGGGTTTGACGTGGACCAGCTCGAGGCGGATATGGCCGAGATCGGCTCGGCTTAGCGGAATAAAAGGAGGACACATTGAAGCTCTCGGATATCAACGGCCAGCTCATCTCGCTCGTAACCTCGGCGGTCTCGTTGGTGATCGCCTTTCTCACCGCGTTCCACGTTCTGCACTTGACCACGGCGGAGAGCAACGCGATTCTGCCCGTGGCCATCGGAGCCGTCGGTCTTGGCGTCTACGCCTACAGCCTGATCCAGAGCTGGGCAACGGCGACCTACGACCAGGCTCGTGTGACCACGTTGATCACAGCCTTCGTCGCCGCTCTCATGGCTCTGCTATCAGCCTTCGGAGTCTTCAACTTCACCGGCGAGCAGCAGGCAACCGTGCTCGGAGTCGCCGGCGGGCTCGCCTTCATGGGTGGCATCCTCTTCAGCTACCTGCACACCGGCAAGCAGGTGGCGATGTACAAGCTCCAGCTCCAGAAGCAGGGGTATGGATCCATGGCACCTCAAAGGAGTCGTTAAATGGGCTTCTTCGAAGACAACGCTGGACTGTTCTTTGCGGCCGTCCTAGTCGTCGGAGCCGTAGGAGGCTTCGTCGGCCGGAAGCTCGAGGCGTGGCTCGAGAGCTGGCGGGAGAACCGCGTCCATGGACGGTGAACCGCGTCCTCGCGGCGACGCAGAGGAACAACCGTTCACGCTTCGCGGCCACGCATTCGCTCTCGGGGCGACCATCTTGGGTGATCCAAACTCCCCCGTCTTCCTCCCGCCCAAGCACAACTACCCCGGATCGCCAGCCAACTACTGGCTCCTCGACGAGCAGCTGATCAGCAACATGCAGATCGTGGTGACCCCCGTCGACGCCACCGTCCCTGTCTTCAAGATGCCCCACGCCGTTGTCGAAGGTGTGGTCTCCGAGGTCATCAACGAGGGCGACGGCGACCATCACATCTGGCTCACGCTTGACGGCTCGAAGTTCAAGCTGGCCTGCGAGATCGCTCCTCAGAATCCGCTCCCTCCGCCGGCCGTCAACGACCACGTCCGGATCTATGGGATCTGGCGCTACGACTTCCAGCACGGCTGGTGGGAGATTCACCCGGTCGACTTCCTCGAGCCGATCGTCTGAGAAGACCCGTCTGAAGCGGGCCGGGGGCCCGTCGAGCTTTAGAAGCTGTTAGCCGGGGGGCTAAATTAAGCCTCCCGGCTTAATTTTGGGCTCCGAGGCCCTAGGAAGCCCAAGGTGGCTCCCGCCGAATACTCTGTCAGACGGTTACGTGGCGGGCCGCACGGCCAGCTGGGGCTCGCAGGCGAGGCCTTTTCGCCGCTCTGGCTACCCGGGCGCTGGAGCTGCTGGCCAGCTCGAGGAGGACGTCGTCCCAGGATCGGGCCAGATCGGATGGCTTGAGACCTGCCGGCAGAGCGCTGCGATCCTTTATCCGGAGGATCGCCAGCATCGCCTCAGCCTTGGCCAGGGGGATGACGGAGCCGCTCTCCCAGTGGCTGACGTGGGTCTGCGAGCTGCTGATGGCCAGGGCGAGGTCCATCTGGGTCAAGCCCACTTTCTGCCGGAGAACAGTGAGGGTCAGAATGTGCTTGCGCTTTTCCATCAGCTGGTGGCCGAAGGCAGGGCTCCGACCTCCTCTTCGTACTCGACTGTGACCATCAGAGAGATGCCGTCCGGGGTGGTGTCGATGCGTACCTTGGCGGTGTCCGGTGCTCCATGGCCTCCGGCGTCGTCCAGGTAGTTCTGGAGATCTCCGAGGGTGGCCTTGACCTGCTCCTGTTCAAGTGTGATCTTCCGCTTCATGGCTGACAGCTTACCGCATTATTATTCGGGAGGCAACTGATGGGAAATCTTCCTCACGGGAATCCCCGCCGCTTCAGCTCGCCGCACCATGTCGGCCGTCCCTTTGGAATGAGCGAGGTCGTCGTGGAAGGCGAGCACCAGGTCAGGGTGTTCCTGGTCGAGCATCTCCTGGTTCCTGATCCGGCCAGCAAGGAGGTCGTAGAGCTTCCAGTTAGCTGGGTAGGGGTGGACTGGAATCCCGAGCTTCAAGCCTTCCTGCCGGCATATCTTGTCGGCCCCGTCAGCTTCTCCCTCGACGATTGTGAGCAGCTCTTGCCCTTCGACCTCGAGGATGATTTGGTAGAGCTTCTGAGCGACCATCTCGCGATCCTTCCAGTGGCGATCACCGCAGCAGAGCAGGATCATCTCACTCGTTCTCGGAAAGCCACTTCACAGCAGTCATGGCTGCATTGAGGTAAGCATCCGTCGGATCCTTGCGCTGTTCCTGGCCTGGTACGTATGCGGCCCAGATAGTATCCCGCATCGGCTTTGGCAGCATGTACCAATGCCGGCGACACATGAACATCCTCGGTGGCACAGGGACATCGCAGTCCATGGCATGACAGGTATGGACGCTCATCCCTTCCACTTCTCCGTCGTGCCCCATCTCTCACCGACTTCGATCTCGACGTCGAACGGGACGTCGGTCTTAAGCAGAGTAGAGCCGGTCATTGTCCGATAGATCTGGTACAGCACGTCGTCAAGGATCTCCTTGCGGACCTCGAAGTTGATCGAGTCGTGGATCGGGAAGAGAACGTAGGCGCCTTTCGGTAGCTGATCGTGGAGCTTGATCATGGCGTCCAGGCAGATGTCAGAGGCGGTGCCCTGGATCGGGAAGTTGGCAGCCTCGCGGCCGACGGCATTGCCAGCTCCAGGTGGAATGAATGGCCAGCGTCGACGTCTCCCGAGAGGGGACTCCACGTACTGGTTCTTGAGCGCGAAGTTCTTGGTCAATTCAATCCACTGCTTGAGCTTGGGGAACCCGTTGAGGAACCGGTAGAGAAACAGCTCAGCCTCCTCGATCGACCACCACTCGGCATCAGGATCCTTGTACTCCAGCTCGGCGCCCTCGACCAGCGACTGCGGACTGCGGCCGTAAATGATGCCGAAGTCAACGTGCTTGGCCATCACCCGTTCGGCCTTGGTGACAGCCTCAGCCGGCTTCTTGAAGATCATCGAGGCGACCTCTGTGTGTATATCGCGTCCGGTCCTGAAGACCTCCTGCATCTGCTCATCGCCAGCGATCACCGCAGCGACACGCAGTTCCAGCTGAGAGTAGTCGGCGGCCACCCAGACATATCCGGGCGAAGGGATGAAGGCGTTGCGGATGGCCGGTCCCATGAGAAGCGGGATATTCTGGATGTTGGGGGCGGCTGACGACAACCTCCCCGTCGCCGTCCCTAGAAGTTTGAAGTCGGACCGGAGCCGTCCATCGCGGCCAAGAAGATTGAGGATCTTATCGATATAGGTGGCCATGATCTTCTTGAGCAAGCGCAGCTCGACGATGTCGTTCAGCCCCTGCTTGATCACCGGATCGGTGGCCCGCTGAGAGAGCCCGAAGAGGATGTCCTTGGCCGTGGAATCCTCCGGCATCTCCATCGCCCGTTTGCCTGCCAGGTGAGGCTTGGGAGCCTTCCAATGCGTGTAGATGAGCTTGCTCAGCTGTGGTTGCGACTGCGGGTTGAACTTCTCCATCCCGAACTCAGCAGCCAACGCTTGGATCGAAGCATTCTTTTCCTCGATCTTGGCCTGAGTAGTGACCTTCAGCTCCTCGAGGTATGGGCGATCTATCTTCACCCCGTGCAGCTCCATCTCTGCCAACGTGTAGGTCGCCGGCATGAGCAAGCTGTAGAACAAGGACGCCAGGCGAGGCGACTGCTCGTCCATCTTGGTGCGAAGGTCGCGCTTCAACTTCGAGGTGTAGCCGAGGTCGAGCGACTGGTACGCGTAGAGAGCCTGGAGGCGCTCCGTGCCCAGGCCCTGGGTGAAGTCGAAGTCGTAGTCCTCGGCGTCGTAGTGGATCCGGGCCTGTGTCTTCAGACCGTGAGACTTGTACTTGCTGAATGGACGCTCGTCCAAGGTGTAGTGCATGACCATGCAGTCGACCGCGTGAGGTCGGATGCGCTCGCCGAAGTAGGCGTCTAAGAACTGAATGTCGAACTTGGCGTTCCAGAGCCCGAACTCGCCCCCGTAGGTCTCGGTAAAGAACTGCTTCAACAACGCTTTCACAGCTGGGACCTTGAGCAGGAGGGGACTGATGATCACGCCGGCGTCGTCGTTGCCGATGCCGCAGCTGACGATGCGATGGACCATCGGGTTGTCACCTGTGGTCTCAACGTCGATGGTGAGATCACGACGGTCCATCATCTCGAACAGGTAGCGCTCTGCTGTGGCCAGCGATCCGGGAACGACGTAGTCGACCTCGAGGTCGGGCAGCGGGGAGGAGTACTCGGTCCACTTCACGATGTCGGCGGCGAAGTCGCGGAAGTATTCAGCATCACGCAGGACGGCCGCCGGGTGGAAGGTGGGCAGCGTGTAAACCAGCCGCCCACCCCACTCCGTCCACACACCACGGCCGTGCCAGCGCGTGATCGGCATCGCTTTGTCGGCTCGCAGGACGGCAGTTAAAGCAACGCCGCCGACGGTGAGGATCTTGGTCGGCGCGACAAGCGCCAGCTCCTCCTCAAGCCGTGGGCGGCACCCTCTAATCTGTGCGATCCCCGGCGTCTTGTTACCAGGTGGATGGCAAAGCACCGTGTTGGTGTAGAAGATCTCCTGGTCGTCGACGCCGGCCTGCCGCAGGACAACCCTCAGAAGACGGCCGGCCTGCCCGACGAACGCCTGCTTGCGCTGGACCTCGGTGTTGCCCGGAGCTTCTCCAAGAATGAGCAGGCCGTCACCAGGACCGTAGCCCTGGACGGTCGGTGAGTCCTTGAGTGGACACTTCTCACAGCGGCTAGGGAGCAGAGACCGGCTCACCTGATTCCTCTTCGAGGACCTCCATGATGGCAACCGCCACCGCAGCGCAGTGGAGCGCCTCCTTCATCCGTGCCTCAGGTGTTTGCCGCTCGGGCTCATCGTCCCTGAGGACTGTCCTGGCCAGCTCACCGACCTCTTCGCTCAGCACCGCATGCCAGATGAGTAGACGCTCCTCGAGCGGGCGGGTCATGTCCCGCTCAGGAGCAGTCGCGTGCTTGACATCCTGCCGTGAGCGCTCGGCGGCAATCTTGCCAAACGCTCGGTACATGGACGGAGGAAGGAACCGCTTGCGGTTCTTCCAGTGGAACGACGGAAAGTCCACGCCTATCCTCCGATATGCTGCCAGCGACGGGCGATGTCTCGACGCGCCCGGTCAGTCAGCCCCTTAACGAACCGAAATTTCCCAGGCACCTTGACCTCTTTGAACCCGAGCGCCTCGATCGCCGCCTTGTTCAGGTGGGTTGACCCGGCGTGGAATTTGCGCCTCGCAACAATTCGCCCATCCTGATCCCTGTACCCTCGCGCCTCCTCGCTTTGGCCCGTGTAAATCCACGACGCCGCCCGGTAGACGCCGCCCTTGTGGCCGGCGTTCGGATCGGCGAAGGACACCAGGGCCTCTACGGTCGGCTCGTCCTTCCTGAAGCCCCGTACAGCCTTGGCGATAGCGCGAGTCAGCAGATCGGGTGCGTGGCCGTCAGGGGCCCAAAGACGGGTCAGCTCCCACACCTTCCCCTCGCGTCCCAGGACGAACTTGGCAAGGTAGGGGTTGGCTGGGATTGAGAACAGCACGATCGCATCCTCGAACACGTATTCCCGCGTCTTGCCCGAGGGTAGGGAATGAGTGTAGTGGTGGCGCAGGATATCCTCGCGGGTCGGCGAAATCACTTAGCCCGCCTTATCTGCGAGAGTCACGGCCTCGTCCAGTTCCGTCAGCCCTTCACCGATCCGAGCCTTTAGGTACGGCTGCGCCTTGTCTCCGGGCGAGAAATCATCAGCCTGCCTTCTGGCGTAAACGATCTTTCGGGCAGCGGCGTACACGCGATCTAGCGCCTTCACTCGCTCACTTTCCATAGTCGCTCCTATCCATGGTGATCGTGGTCACCCTCACGGTGAATGTCCAGGGCTTATCCCACCACGCCTTCCACTTGAGCCATAGGGACGTAGCCCTAGACCTGTTAGAAGCGGTCATCGCTTCACCGGCAGAAGCGCGGGATCCAAGCCCTTGATGAACTCGAATACCTCGCGGTCTTCCGTCAAGCCGTACAAGGCTCGTTCATCAAACTGCATCGCAACACCGTCATGGACTCGGATGCTCTCAAGTAGCTCCTGGGTGTGAACGACCACCGAAGCCAACTTCACCATGAGCGAAATTGGGTAGCTGCTAGTACCCACGAAGCGCCGCCTCCCGAACCAGCCGCACGGCTGCCCGTGCGTCCGCAATAGTCTTGCGATGCGTCTTGACGATCAGTCGGGCGTTGCGGAGCTTCTTGGTGCCGTGAAGATCCGCCGCCAGTTCGATGTAGTTGGCAAGCTGCTCCTGGCACGCAAGGGCAGCTTCCTGACCCTCGATGGTTCGCTCAAGCAATAGGCTGTAGCTCACTTTTCATACACCTCGTTATCCGCCACCCGGCATCCCCGGCTTGCCGTCGATCGGATTGCGGGGAACCCAGGTCAGCGTCGTACTGCCGTCGTACTCCGATACGAACATCACGCGGGTTGGGGTCCAAAGCCAGATGGCATGGCAGTCAGCCCCGCCAAAGCCATCGTCGTAGATGTAGTCGAGTAGTGGCCGCGCCTCCCCCCAGGAGATCACCTTGCCCTCGACAGCCACAGCGCGATCCTCGTGACCCCAGCCGAATTTACCAATGACCACGCCCTCGACCGGCTCACCATCGAGCGCCTCGTCGATCTGCTGGGCGAAGTTGGGATCTTCTCTACTCACGATTACCCTCCGGGTTCAGGCGATCCTCAACCCAAGTCATTGAGCCGCCGACGCCCCCGACTCGCGGAATGGAGTTCAGGAACGAGACTGGCGGAGTCTCCCACTCTCCCTCGGAGTCTGTCTCCCACGACTTGCAGCGCTCGCACTGGCGCTGGACGGTGGCGGCCTTGGTGACCTTCCACTTGCCACCGCCCATCAGACTCGCCATGAGCACGTCGAAGATGTCCTGCCGCATCGGAGCCTCGTAGGGGTGCCATTCGCCCCACACGTGGCCCTGCTCCTTGCAAATGTCGATAGGCTTGGTCGGCCAGTCGAACTCTAGGGTGGCGTGGTGGTTCCCCTCGTGCCCCTTGGGGAGCGAGCAGTTGACGTAGTACGTGAGGTCGTCATCCTCGTACTCGTAATTACAAGCGTGGTTATGCTCGGGCACGGTATGTCTCCTCCTCGTCGAACTGGATTCGATGCATAGCGAACATCGGACAAGGGGGCTTCGGTCCCTTCTCGGGCACTTTGTAGACCCAGCCACATTTGCGGCATCGCGCCCACACAGTCTTTGTCTGACTGTAATCACTCATTTGATTTCACCTTCCGGGCCGACAACGATTGGCTGCGCGGTCTTGTGCTGGCAGTCCCTCTGCCAAACCCAGAACCATTCCTCCGTCGGGGACCAGGCGCGGCGTAGTACCCACGCGGCTTTGCAGGTGGGGCATTCAGGCCACGCTTTGATCTCTAGGTAGCCGGTACTTCGCTTTGTCACCTAACGCGCCTTAACCACTAACCGCGCCTGAGCGATAGCCTCGGAATGATCTGAGCTACCACACCCTAAGGGGAGTTCCGCAATCTCCTTGAGTGTGTCGTAGCGTCCCAGACGCCAGTAGTGACCGCTCATGTGGATGGCTGAACAGAAATCACTGTGCTGCCAGCGGGGGCGCTTACAAGCCTCGCAGTCGGCAGCCCAGAACCCATCGTCAAGGTCGTCCAATTTCTATTCGCTCGTACCCTAGAGGTCGGGCTCTTTCTTGACGGGCCAGATGGCCATCTCACCGGCGATGATCTCGGCTCGAGCAGCGATCTCGCTGAACTGGCCCTGATTCTTACGAACCAGGCGAGCCCACTCGCGCACAGCCTCAGCTGCGTGCACATCCTGCGCGCGGAGCGTGAAGCAAGGCTCGCCGGCGGCTTCACAGCCAGCCGCGGTCTTCGAGTTGTAGTTGGGGTCGTCGTGCTTGGCGTAAGAGATGGGATCCATGTTGTCCTCCATGGAAAAAGGAGCCCGGGGCAGCTGACGTCAGCTGTTGAAACCCCCGGGCTCCGAAAGGATGGTTACTTGAAGGTCCGCGCTCCTGGCTTGCCTGCGGTGGGGAACGGTGAGCGCCGCGCGCCTGCCGCCGGTGCTGGTCCGTTCTTGGCGGCCGCCGGTGATGGCGAAGCCTTGGTCGCCGGTCTGGTCGCCGGTGCGGCCGCTGCAGCTGCGGGCTCGGGCTCCGCTTCCTGCTGCGAGAAGTCCTCGCCGTTGGGGCCGAGAATGTCGGAGATCTTGTTCGTCTGCCGGTTCTGGTACGGCTCGTTGTAGGTCTTGATCATGCAGGCCAAACCGATGACCTCCGGCTCGGTGACCTGTCCGGTCGCGTCGTCGAACTTGATGTTGACCTCCTCGGCCTGGAAGCCGAGGTTCTGGAAGACCTGCATCATCTTCCAGAGCGCGTCGGGCTGGAAGCTGGTGACCAGGTAGGAGTGGCGACCTTCGTGCTCGCCCTCTGCGATGGCCACGTCCCAGTTGAGATACGGGTGCTCCTTCCCCGGCTTCTGCCTGAGGACGCAGTCGGTGATCACCCCAGGGTAGTCACCAGCCGGGACGGCTGCGCGACTCTGAACGTCTGCGAAGTTGACTGTGATTTCGCCCATTTACGATGCTTTCCTCCGTGAACGTGTGGTGGTAGTTGCAGCAGCGGCCGCAACGGGTTCCGGCTCTGGCTCCTTGTCCTCCTGTGGTGCTACCTCCTCTTCCTCTTTCTTGGCGAAGCCGAGTACATCGAGCAGTGATCCGACGGTCGGGTCATCGATGTAGTCCGGGACTGCGTCTTCCTGCCCCCATGGCGTGCGGGTCTTCACGCGGAATTGCGCGAAGTTCTTGAGCAGCAGCGATCGTACATCGCGTGTGGTCTTGTCGGGGAGGATCTCAGTAGAGATGGTGAGGTAGCCGCAGACGTCGAACATCCCCGGCGCCTCGTCAGCCATCTGACCGGACAGCGCAGGCTTCTTCACGTTGCCCACGCGCGCCTCGCGGTCGGACTTGTCCTGCGAGGTGGCGATGAAGTGGTACGGCAGGTCGCGGAAGGCTCTGATCAGGCGGCGCATCTGGATCGAGGCCTTGCCGTAGTCCTGGATCTCGAGCTTGTCCGGGTCGCGTGAGCTGGAGACCTCGGAGAGGATCTCCATGAGGGCGAAGATGTGGGTCTCGGAGAGGGAGTCGAGCAGGATCGTCTTGTAGCCGCCCTCCCCCTTGGCTAGTCCAGCGTAGATCTCGTTGAAGTCGTCCCAGGTCCGCACCTTGGCCATGTCGATGTCGAGTCCGGCCAGCGTTTGCTCGCCACCCTCGAAGTCGAGGTAGAGCGCCGGCGAGGTGCGTTCATCCTCCTGAGCTGAGCCCAGGAAGTGCGTTTTCCCGGAGCCGTAAGGCCCAAAGATGAGCGCTTTGAGGTACGCGTTCTGTCCAGGTTTGGTGATGTTCAAGTGTCCTCCTTGATAGTCGAATTATTATGAACTAAGGGCTGGCTTTGTGCAAGCCTCTTTTACAGCCTCGACGAACTCCGGCCAGCGCTTGCCGCCCAAGTCGAAGGCCTTTGGATGCTTGTGCGGATTGACGACGACGGCGAAGGCGGCATCGACGTGGTCGCCCCAGGGGTGAGCGATCAGCCACCCGACAGCTGCTCCGATGTCCTCACGAATCGGATCGTCGTTCACTTGGGGATGGGAAGCAATCGCATGCCTGGCACCGGGCTGTACGACGGACGCTGCTCCATTGGCTTGTTCAGCACCTGCATGACGCATTCACCTTTCGGCCCAGTACGGTGCGACGCCGGCGACGGGTGCCACTGTCTGCAGCAGGGGTAGAAGACTCCGGTCATGGCAGAAGGTGGTAGTAGCCGAGGATGAGGCCCAGCATCAGTCCGCCGCAGAAGCCGGAGAACGTATAGAACAGCGCCAGCTTGACCATCAATGACCGCGGGATGTAGAGGAACTTGCTCACAGCCGCTTCTCTGCAGAGACGGTGAACCTGGCCTTGATCATGTCCTCGTAGTCTGAGCCATCGTTCATGGCCAGGCAAACGTCGCGGAATGGACAGCGTGGACAACGCATAGGATCTGGTGAAGGGTAGGCCTTGCGAGGATCCTGCGCAACCGTCCGCATGTCCTGGAACGTGTAGTAGAGATCACGCTCGTAGGCCTTGATCTGCGCTAGGTTGCGGGTGGTGACCTCCCGCTTGAAGTACTTCGACCAGGCCTGCTCCTTCAGCTGGGCCAGGATGTCGGTGTAGTCCTTAGGGTCGAGGTTCATCTCTCGCAGAGCCTGTGTGTACAACTCGAATGTGGTGCCCTGATCCTTGTCCTTTGAAAGCAACGGAGGATCGCCCTGCTTGCGCGGCTTGAGCACTCGTGGCTCGTTAGGGATCCGCTTGAGCAGCGTGTCGTAGATCATGCCCTGAGGTAGGTAGCCGCGGATCCGCCAGTACTCGTAGTGGTAGCCGGTGGTCTGCTCGTCCAGCTCGAGGTTGCGGCCCTCTGTCCAGGCCCGGGTGCTGTTCTTGTAGTCGACGATCCACTCTCCATCTCGTCCGTTCATGACGACCAGCCGGTCCATTCTGGCACTCAGCTGAGGCAGTCCCTTGAGCGCGCGGCCGCCGGGATTGTGGATGGGGACGAAGAGACGCTCCTCAAGTGATGTCGTCTTCAACTTCATGCCAGTCGAGCGGTCGAAGATGGCGTAGTTGTGGAGCATCCCGCGGCCGAGAATCACCAGCTCCTGAAACATGGGAGCCATGTCAGCCCAGAAGCCGCCGAAGCCTTGCTCCAGCTCGGGGATGCTGGCATTGCAGGCTTCGTTGAAAGCAGCGATCGCTTTCTCGACATCGCCCGTGCCGGCCAGCACTTGAAGACCGATGTGCATCTTGTCGCCGAACCAGAAGTAGTCGGTTGGAACCTTGGGAACAAGCCCACGGATCTCACCGAGATACCACGCGCGCCGACACTCTTTGAACTTCTCGACCTCGGTCACGCGTACGACCTCGAGCCGATGGGGAACGGTCACGCTCACTTTTGTCCTCCAAATTTGTCTTGGGCCCACCGCGTCATGCGATAGGCATCTTTTTCGTGCTGGGTCTTCAATACACCACGCTCCGGCAGCGGGTGATGCCCGAATCGTGGCATCCAGTCGGCGGGCCGGATGACCTTCACTTCCACAGCTGCATAGAGCACACGCAGCGAGTGGATCTCCGCTTCATAGCGTTCCTGGACGTCGGGCCGTTCTCGATATGCCGGCCGCTCGATGACGACGAGGTCGACCGCCGGCACCAGCGCCTTGATCGAATAGGCCTGACCGAGTGGCACTGTTCCATGCAGGCTGAGTGCGTGGTCCCAGAGGCAGGCGTAGCCGATGGTATGCCCGAGGTCGATGGCCAGGATCTTCACTCGTGCTCCTCGGGCAACCTGCCGCAGATCGCACACGGGAGATCGGTGGACATGTCAGGCAGCTCGTATGCGTGAAGCTTGGGGTGGTCACGCTCGTAGATCACCTGCCTGAGGTAAATGCACAGGTCGAGGGCTTCTTGGTACGCGTCGATGAGAGGATCCCGGCCGGTGTGCGCCTTCAGCAGCTGGCCGTAGCGCTCGATGCCGATGCGCTTCCTCTCCTCGATGTCGGCGATAACAAGATCCTGCATGGCTGGGCTGCCGGACGGCTTCGGCATCGGCTGGTCCTTGATCGCGTCGTAGCCTCCGATGGACTCGGGAAGACCTAGGGCTGCGCGTACCTGGTTCGGCCTGATTCTTCCCTCTTGACCCAGCCTGAGCAGGTCAGCCATCGGCATCTCCCGCAGCTCCGCTTCGGTATAGATCTTGTCGTCCAACTCAGACCTTCCAGTACGGCGTGATCCACTCGCCGTCAGCGTTCACTGAGTAGTCGGAGAAGAGCATCGGAGCCCACTCCTGCATGATCTCGGCCACCTTCGAGAAGACCAGGCGGATCTCCTCCTCGGCGTCCTTGGCGGTGCGCATGGAGATGACGTGGCGCAGAGTGCGCACGTTGGCCGTCCAGACCATCGACGTCGACAGCCCGAGCGGCGCCAGCCGACGCAGGGCTGAGGTCACCTGCTTCTTGTAGGGCATGGGCAGCCCCTCCTCGTCCAGCTTGAAGACCTCGGCCGCCTGCTTCTGGAACGTCTCCAGGGCCTCGACGATGGTCACCACCGATGGACGCAGAGGCTCTAAGTACGGCGGGATCCGAAAGCCGATGTCGGTCAGCCGGACGTAGCGAAGGCTCTCTTGAGAGATGGCCACGCCGGCGCGGTGGCGAACAAGCTCGTGGGTGAAGACCCGCGAGACGTCCTCGAAGATGAAGCTGTAGTTGGCGTGCTCGAGCACCGATCCGTGTCCAACCCTGAGGATGTTGAGCAGGTAGCCTGCGCTGTCCTCGCGAACCATCGTCACGTTGGGGTTAAGCCCCGGCGCCCACGAGCGGTAGCAGATGCGACCGGCCGCTTCAACTAGCAGCTCGCCGTCAGTCATCTTGGATCGGGGGATCCCGACGCCAGCCATCCGATCTGCCCAGGCATCGCCTCCAACCGAGCGCACGTACTTCATCAGGTCGGTGTAGTGGATCGCCGGCGATGCGATCAGATGCACCTTCGGAAATGTCTCTCTCACGCTTGTCCTCCTCGTAAATGTCTGAGCATGGTCGCCAAGTCGTCGTTGGAGACCTTGCTGATGCCCGGGAACTTGCCGCTCAGATTGTCTTCGACCAGCTGGTCGACGGTGCCGACCGCTTTGATGGTGATCACCACCGGCCTGTGATCTAGGCCCATCCGTTTGACCCGTCTCATCGACTGCACGTAGTCGTCGGCGAACCAGGTCTTGTCGTGGTAGATGACGGTGTGCGTCATCTGCAGGTTGTGGCCCATCTTGCCGACCGGCATGGCGAGGATGAGGATGTCGATGTTGCCAGCCTTGTAGGCCTCGAACTTCTCTTCGTTGTCGGCATCGTCGCGCTTGCTGGTCGCACCGTGGATCCACTCGATTCGATGCCGGTCATCCTTGTGCTTACGGGCTGACTCGGAGAGTCTTCTCCAGAGCGCGTCGGCACCTGGGAGCCACTGCGTCCAGATGATGGTCGGCGTGTCGAAGGCACGCGTCTCATACAGCTCGACGATGACGTCGGCCTTGATCGATTCGTCGTTTGGGTCGATGTACTTGGTGCCCTTCTTCGGTTCATCACCCGGACCGGCGATGTTGACCAGGTTGCTGGTGATCTGCTGCAGACGGATCAGCTGTGAGAGCACAATCGGAGCCTTGATCTCCCTGCCCGACTCGAGCGTGGTGATGAAGTCGGTGGCCATCTCGTCATAGGCCTTGAGCTGCTTGGGTCGCAGCTCGACCTCGATCAGCTGCGGGATCTCCTCCGGGAGCTGGTCGAGGACGTCCTTCTGATTACGGACAAACATGACGTCCTTCAGGTTGCCAATGATGTCTACGTTCTGCCGAGTGCCGGTGACCTCGGTTCCCCAGACGTCTTGAGTGACGTAGCAAACCCGGTTGGTAAAGCGCCAGTAGGAGTTGAAACCTCGTGGATCCTGAAGGTGCAGCTGAGCCCACAGGTCGTCGGCGTACTTGGTGACTGGGTATCCTGACAACTCCCACCAGTGCTTCTGCTTCTTCGGGAAAGCCTTACGTAGCTCGAGCAAGCCGAGGTAGCGGTGGCTGTGTCGGTTCTTGACCAGCACTGACTCATCGAGGATGACCAGGTCCCAGTCGACGGCCATGTACTGCTTCAGCCGCGGGCCGAGGTCGACGACCTTGCCCCTCTTGTCGACAACTACCTTGTCGACCACGGTGTCGTAGTTGGTCAGTGTCCACCACTGCTCAGACGGAGGTAACCCGTGACGCCGCTCCATGGCGGTGTCTCCAAACCACTTGTCCTCTTCGTTCTCCCAGCTGCGGAGAAGAGACTTCGGAGCAACGATGAGCACCTTCTTCAGTCCGAGTAACCTGGCGGCCGTCAAAGCGACGACCGTCTTGCCAAGGCCCGGAGAGAGCGCGATCAGACTGGTTGTGTGCGGTCCGTGGATGAGACGGTAGACCGCCTGCCGCTGGAACCAGTAGAGCTGCTGATAGACCAGCTTGAGAATAGGATCCCAGCCACCGCCTACCGGTTCTGCTGCCAGCTCATCGCTCATGCTCAGAGCATCCGAGGCGGCTTCTGAAATCTCCAGATCGGGAAGCTGCTCGACCACTGTCTGGGCATAGATGAGGTATGGGGGAAGCTTCCAGAAGCTGAGCTTCTTGTCCCACGAACCTGCTGCTAGATCTCCGATCCAGCTGTCCTTGGAAAACGGTGCGTGGAGGATGAAGTTGTCACCGTCGAAGTCGAGGACAGTGGTGATCTTGCGCGGGATGGTGATCCGATAGCTCATCGCTTCCGACTCAGCATGAGAGAGACGGCGATTGACACGTAACACACGACGAAGATCACACTGCCGGCGATGATCAAGACGGTTCCCCACCCTGCCTCCACCACAATGCGATCAAGAAAGAAGGCGGCCAAAGCGAGGAATGGAACTGTGAGCATTGTGCATCCGATTCGGTTCCTCATTGCTTCCGTCCGTGCAGCAGGACTCTGACAGTGGTGCGGTCGCGGCCGATGAAGTCGCCGATTCGATAGTGGTTCCACCCGTGCTCCGCCAGAAACTTGGCGATGCGTCGACGAGCTTCGACCATATCGACATGGTTGTCCTGCTTGCGGACATCTTCGAGCGTGAGGTTCTGGTCGGCGAGCCACTCTTCGATTGCTTTACCGGCGGGCCCGATGTGGATTGTCCGCACCGGCTCCGGCAGGTAGCGTCCACATCCACATGGGCATAGCTTTCTGACCGGGATGATGTCCCGGTCGGTTGAGGGCTGACCGATCACGCGGCCGCCTTTTTCCTCGGCGCCGGCCGCCCCTTGCTCTTCAGCTGGGCTCGAACACACTTGTCGCAGCGACAGCCGTAGTTCTGGTAGCCGGTGGTAGTGCCGTGCGGGATGTCCTCCTGAGGAGTAGTCCGCAGCTTGGCTCGGAGACTTCGCATGTACTCTCGAGCGGCCTTGCGACACTTGTCGCAGCGACACTTCAGGGTGTAGTAACGAGTGGTGGTGCCATGCGGGGCGATGCGTCGCTTCATGATCTCTCCTTTGCCATGTTGGCTAACAATCCGATGACGTAAAGGACGGCGATGGTTCCTACCACGATGTAAGCGACGACCGCCCAGAAGTGTGGGAAGAGCGAAGCTGGGGCAGCAATGATGAAGAGCAGCAAGAGGACGTTCCCACATCCCCAGCAGCCGCCTCTGTTCTCGGTTTTGACGACGGTCTTCGAGCCGTCAGAGTTGGTGATGGTAGTCGTTTTCACTGGTTGATCCAGCCGAGCCCGCCCAGGTCGAGCTGCAGCTTGGCCCGCGTCACGGTGACGTAGGCGAGGCGGGTCTCCTCCTGAGAGAACTTGAAGGTGGGCGACTCCGGGTCTCGCATGAAGTCAGGACCGACGCGTACCGACTCCCACTCCCGACCCTTGGCCTTGTGCGCCGTGCTCACGGTGACGTCCGCCACCGATTCCTCGGCGAGGTTGTCGACGATGGTGATCACACCCTCCGCGGTGTAGGTGTCGATCAGGTTGACGAAGACCCTGAGATCGGATCCGGCGCGCTCGTTCTGCACGAACTCCTGGACCTCGTGCCAACTCTTGAAGAGCATCAGCTCGCGGTGGCTGGTTGACTGGCCGTTCTGAAGCTGGATGGCAGCTCGAGCCAGCGCGATCAGCTCTCGGCCGTTGCCGACCAGTGCTGCCTTGAGCCCCTGTCCCTGTGCGTAGATGACCTCGGCCAGGGCACCGGCGTTGGAGCGGCATAGGATGGCGCGCGGCTGTTCGATGGGACCGACCACCGACTCGAGCTTGGTGTTGCCGGTGATGCGGAACTCCCCGAGCTTGGCCAGCCATCGGTTGGCCTCGTCGGCGATCGCTGGACCGAAACGGAACGACTGGGAGAGAGGCAGACGGCGGCCTTCGAAGTCGTCCATGGCATCGACGGCGCCCCGCCAGGCGTAGATCTGCTGTGCCGGGTCTCCAACCAGGATCTTCTGAGCGTTGTACTGGTTCTTGATGATGGCCGCGATCACGGGGTTGGCGTCCTGCGCTTCGTCGAGCAGGATGAAGTCAGCCGGAAGCTGGACGCCCGAGAGGTGCCACATCTTCAGGTAGTGGTCGTGCTCGAAGCGCATGCGACCGCCGTCCACCAGGTTGACGTCGTCCCAGATCTGGCGGGCATAGGGAAGCACCCTCTCGGCGACAGCCTTGTTCTGCTTGCGTGAGAGCTTGATCTCCCAGGGCACATGCTCCAGGGAGATGAACTCGTCGGCTGACCAGCAGAAATTCTGCACGGTGTCGCCGGCGATGGTGGCAAGGTGCTTGGGCTCAAGCGAGGCCCGTGTGAACCTCTCACCCTTCTCCTCGTCCTCGTCGAGCAAGATGCCGGTCATGCCAAGCATCTCGGCCACCCGCCAGGATGGGACACGGGAGTCCGTCAGCCTGGACTGGAACTTGAAGCCCACCGCGCGGAAGGCGAGCGAGTGGGCAGTTGAGCAGTTCACGTTGGGCGGGAAGGTGCCTTTGGCATCGGTGGCGATCGCCTTGTTGTAGGCGATGTAGAAGCCGCGGCGTGGAGCCAGCGCGCGTCCGATCATGCGCTGGGTCGAGGTCTTCCCGGAGCCTGCGCCGGCGACCACCACCAGGTCCCCACCAGTGCGCGCGGCACCGATGATGGCAGCCTGCTCGTCGGTCGGCTTCAGCTGCGGCGTGGCGGTCGGGAACTTGACGTGGATTTCTGGCATTCTGTCCTCCTAGGAACAATAATAATTCTGGTTGTAGAGTTGTGTCAAGGGGGTTGTTGTTGATCTATACTCCGGCAGCACCCGGAACCTGGGTGTCTCGAGGTTAACGGTCACCGCTGTTTCAGTGAGCGGAGACACGAGATCGGTTGGACGGGCTGTGCCGCCCGCTCCCCCGGTCTCCCTCGGGGCATCCAGATTCACGATGGTGCATTCTTCACCGCGACACATATGAGGCACAGCATTTGAGTCGTATCCGGATCCGGGTTTCTAAGGTTCCCCTCGTCACCCTTGAACAGCTGCTCGCGCAGCCTGATGTCAAGCAGGAGTCGGAGCACTCGTGGTTCGTCACCTGCCCGTCACACAATGACCCAAGCCCGTCGCTCCACGTCACCCGGCAGCCTGATGGGACTCCCATCTTTCACTGCTTTGCCGGATGCACCTTCGCCCAGATCGTCGAGGCCTTCCAGGGCTTCCCTGTTGAAGAAGCTGTTGTGTCCAACAGTCATCCCAACGGTAACGGCCACAAGAACGGGACCGGATCCAGTCCGCTGACGACCAAGGTGCTGGCTCCCACCCCGATCGATTGGCTGGCCTCGTACACGTCTCTGAGCCCCGACTTCCTGCTCACGCAGTCGATCGACTTCAGCCACCGCGGCAAGATCGGCTTCGTCTTCCCACACTCCCGCGCGGTGAAGTGGCGTGAGGTCAAGGGTGGAGTCAAGGGGAGCTGGACGGTCAACGAGGACAACGCTCCTCCGCTCTGGCCGGAGCTGCCAGATGAGCTGCCAGAGGTCATCTTCCTGACCGCCGGAGAGACGGACTGTCTGTGCCTGCGAGCGACCGGCGTGGAGGCCTTCGCTCTGACCAAGGGGGAGATGGGACTCCCGCCGGCGCATCTCTTCCGAGACATGGCCCGCCGTGGGGCCCAGGAGATCGTCTACACAGCCGACGTCGACGACACAGGACACCAGTCAGCTGGCTTGCTGGTCCAGCGAGTCGACGAAGCGGGACTCGAATGCACCCTGCTCGACCTGACCAGCCATCTCAACGCAGCACTGGGCGAGAAGGACGTGCGTGCATTGACGCGACGCGTCGGGGTGGTCCAGCTCCGAGAGCTGCTCGAGGAGGAGTATCTTCGGCCGCCCGTCCTCCCAGGCTCGCTGGCCGACTTCGTGGCTGGAGCACCTCCCGAGATCCCCTGGCTGATGACACCGATCATCGTGCGCGGGGCGACCACGCTCTTCAGTGGCCACGCCAAGGCGGGCAAGACCACCTTCATCATCAAGGTCCTGCTCACCATGCACGAAGGCGGCGATGTCCTGGGCATGCCGGTGCATCAGGGCAAGGTGCTGATCTGGACGGAGAACAGCCGCATGGTCTGGCGCGCCAAGGTCCACGATGCCAAGCCCGAGCAGCTCGATCACATCTTCATCCTTCCCCGCACCGACGAGCGCTTCCTGGGCAAGACCTTCGACGAGAACGTCCGCATCGTCTTCGATCTAGCAGTCCAGCTCGGGTGCTCGCTGATCGTACTCGACACCTTGACCGGCTTGGCTGCGATCGAAGAAGAGAACGAAGCCTCTCAGGTCTCGGCCGCGCTGATCCCGGTGAGCAAGACAGCTCAGCGTCACCAGATCGCATGCGTCATGGTCCACCACCTCGGACGTTCCGGCAACGAGCGTGGATCCACTGTGTTCCTCTCCGAGCCCGACATCCTGGTCCGGCTCGATGGCGAGTACGCCGAGGAGCGGACGCTGCGGGTGAAGAACAACATGCTGATCAACCCGCCCGAAGACCTCGTCTTCAAGATGGATCCAGAGGGCAACTACGTGATCGGTGTCGCCGGCGTGAACAACGACGATGCTCTCGCCATCCTGGATGTGATGCCGCTGACGCAGGCCGAAGCCCTCTCTCTGCAGGACATCGCCGCTGCGATGGGGCTCGGCTGGGACAAACCTATCCGAGATTCGCTGGCTCTGCAGCTGACTCAGCTTGAAAAGGCGGGGAAGATCCGTCGCATCTCTCAGGGAGCCGGTCTCCCCGCGCTACACCACCGGGTCTCTCGCTTCGCAGTTCGAGCTACGAGGAAGAGCTAAAGCTTCTTCGCTCGCCTCGCCATGGCGTTTTCGTGTGCCTTCCTGCCGGCGCTCTGCCGCCCTCGCTGAGCAGACTCGGCGTCGTAGTGAAAGAGGTTGGGAGCTTTGTGGTTCTGTTCGCGAGCGATCCGGCTGGCCACACCTCCAATGGTCGAGTCTTCAGGTGGATCCCATACGTCTGCTTGTCTCAAGAGAACTGCTTCACCACCTTCACGACGACGGCGGCGATGGCCCCGAGGATGGTAAGGACGAGACCGGCTGCGAAGAGTGCGAGGAGCCCATTGTGAGGCGAGTGATCCTGATCACATGGGTCATCCTTTTTGCTTGTTCCCTTGTCTCGTAAGCGTTGAGGAGAGCGACGACTTCTAGCTCTGGGTTTGGACCTGGAGTTGGCGGGCGGAGCGGGTGATTTGCTCGCAGCTCCTGGAGCTGGTGACGTCTTAGCTTTCTCCCGTCGCTCATCGCGCTCGATCTCTGCGTCCAACCGGCGGATGGTTTGATCCAGGCGCTCCTGGTGTGCGACCTCGACCCAGATCTCCTCGAAGTCGTCGTGGACATGCTTCTGTCCAGCTTCGGAGAGAGCAGGCCGCCGCCGCTTCATGGCGTGACACTACACCGTGTACCCCCGGACTCGGAAGATAAATCCACCGAAGTTGATGTCGACGTATCCCATGCTGGTCCCGTAATACCCAGTGGCCGTCGTGTTCGTGGTGGAACCGTAGGTCGGCACTGGAGGTCGATATGTCGGCTGGGGTGGAGGCGGCGGCGAAGGCTGAGGCGTGAGTTCGTCGATGTCCATCACCTTGAGCCCGAGAGCGATCAACCGGCGTGCCGCAAGTGTCACAGCGGTGTGCTTTTCATCTTCGGTGGGCGGCTTCTGGTCAGGACTTGAAGCTTCATAGTTGGCCACCCGGAGCAGCTTGAGGATGACCTCCAGATCCTTGTTTGGGTAGGTCTTCCGGCACCTGGTACAGATAGTGAGGACCGGCCCACGAGTGAGCAGGCCCTCACATTTGCACACAATCCCGAGATTCATCTCGGGCGAATCTTACTTCCGTCGGTGTCCCTTACGGGTTGGACTTGAACCACGACTTGATCCATTCGAAGAGGGCACTGAAAAACTGCTCCCACGCTGACGGAGTCACGGGCGGCGGCGTCGGAGGTGGAGGTGTTGGAGGAACAGGCGGGGGAGGCGGTGTTGGTGGGACGGGCGGGGGTGGCGTCGGCGGAGGAGTAGGTGGAACTGGCGGAGTAGGCGGAACGATTGCACCCTGAATGTCCGACAAGCGGAGCCCATAGCCTTCGTTGTGATCGTGGCTGTACTGCGTGATGGCGTAAGCCACGGGCCGATTCGTGCTCACGTACGAGGTCGCAAGCGTGCCGGGTCCGACTGTCTTGCCGATGTTGGTGTCAGTCGCCATTGCCACAATCGGAATCGCACTTGCCAACTGGTAAACCGCTGGTGATGCAGTGTCTCCTGGCACGGGCGGGGGTGGCGGCGGAGGAGGGGGTGGGGGTGGGCTGTTGATGATGACTGCGCGTGCGGCGATAGCGTCTCCGTTCAAGCCGTCGTAGCACGAGGTCTGTGCGCCGTTGCACTCGTGGTGGGCGAGCCATCCACCATCCACTCCGCGATGAACGATGGGGATGCCGGTTCGCGATGAGATGTCGGCTACGAGTTCGGCGTACGCCTCGTAGAATGCGGGCGTTCGCGGCCCGTTGAAGTCGCCGCCGTCTTCCCCCTCAATCGTCACGGAGTCGAGGTTGGAGCCGGGGTTGTTTGAGTACGTACCGTTGGTCCACGCAGCGTCGGACTCGTGGACCATCTGCACGATGGAGCCATCCAGACCGACGAGGTAATGAGCGCTCGCCTGCCGTGCAACTGTCTGAAACGCCGTGATCGTGCCGGACATCCATCCGACCATGGTGTGCATGACGATCCACGAGTTGGGATCGGCCTGCGTCCACGTCGGATTGTGTCCGTCGCGGTTCGGCGAGTAGTTGGGACTCGGTACCCAGCGAATGCCGGGGAGCCCGCGCTTGACCAGCCGCGCATGAAGCGTTGCATGATGGACGGGCGGCGCCAGCTTGATAGGCTGAGCAATCTTCTTGGGGTCGCCGTCGGGTAGACCAGAAGGGTTGGGGTGCCGCTGCACCCATAGCTGCCAGAGTTCGTCATCTGTCATTAGTCGGTCACTCATGGCGTCTCCTTTTCACGATTTAGCCTCCTTTGCTTTCTCTTCGATTTCTTCTGACAACCGGATGCATTCTCGAGCTGCGTCCTGGATGGCAACTACGGTCTCGGCCATCAGCTCAGCCATGGAGTTGAGAGCATTTGCGGTCTTCACCAGTCTATGCGCCAAACGGTTCGGACGGGACAATTTCAATTTCTGGACCGGCATAATGCTCTACACCCGCTTCTTCAATTTGGTACGTCCAATAAGGATTCGGTGCCGACGCCGTTCTCGCCAGGTTCTACGTTCGGTCCAGAAGTCGCGCGGCGGTTTGTGGAAGTGGGTGAACTGCATCATGCGTGTGTAGTGCTTTGACGGCCAGGAGATGCCATACGCCTCACGGGCCGCCTCTACCACCATGCCGGCGAGAAAGAGCGTCATGAGCAGCTGGCCGATCAAAGGAACACCACCGCGCTGGCCTCGAGGCCCTGACGGTTGCCACGGACAAGTCCCATCGTGCGCAGGATACTCACGTTGTTGGCAAAGCCTGAGCTGGTAGGCGACTGTCCAGAGTGGCGCGCCACGGTGTCCCATCCTGCAATGGTCGGTGAGCCGCTACTGGTGAGGTAGCGCAGGATGCGCATCTGCGGGGCTGTGATCTTGCCGGCGATCGCTCTGAGCAGGTCTTCGGTGGTCAGCGGGACGTCGGGTGCGGTGGCAGCTCGGCGGCCGTTCTCCGTGAGAGCTAGTCCACCGGACTTGTTGCCCTCGAGGAGACCCCCGACGCGGAGAACGCTCACGTTGTTGGCGAAGCCGGAGGACTTCGGCGACTGCAGTGCGAGCACGGCGATGAGTGTCCAGTGCGAGCCTCGTTGGCCAATCGATTCCATCCACGCCAGTGCATCCAGGATGCGCTGCTGAGGAGGTGTCAGTTCATTCGTTGGCGTACCGCGGGTAGACACCTTTGAGATGTCGATCATGCGGAGAGCTTCACTCTTTCCGTGCTTCGGTGGAACGCCCACGAAGGCTGTGCCGCTCTTCGCAGGCGGCCAAGTACTCACCGCTGGGCCGGTTGAAAGGACGGCCTCGGCCAAGTCACCGAGGGCATCAGCCTTCGTGATGGTCTGGGTCTGCGTGTCGAGTTTCAGTGTGATGCGGCCCTTGGTGTCCTTCATGAACGAGTCCCACAGGCGCTGCAGCTCATCCCAGTCCGGTTCGACCAGTTCGTGGACGGTCTGCATCTGGATCTTCGGCGGAACATTCTCGAGCCTGGTGATCTCCACCGCGTATTTCTGGGCGAGGTCAGCGAACTCGTCCAGCTGACGCTGCAGCTCGATGATCTTCCTACGCAGCTCCTTCGGGTCGTCATGCTTGGCGTGATCGATCACAGACTGCAGCTGGCCGGAGATCTTCTGCAGGTCGACGCTGCTCAGTGTCTTGGGCGTGATCATCTTTTCGCCCACCTTGGGTGTGGCCGCCGAGTCGAATGTGTGCCGCCGGCGGATGAAGTAGCGGTTGAGGAGCTTCAGCCACTCTGGTGACCAGATGTAGGCCTCACCGTCCCTGAGATGCGGCAGCTCGCTGAGAATCTTGTCGCGCTCCTCTTTGGTGCCGTGGAACTTGATCCACTCCTCGATGGCGTCGCGGTCCTGAGGGCCGATGGTGCGGTGCGCGATCAGCGTCTCGGCCTGGGTGGTCGTGTTCTTGTTGATGGCCGCCGAGCGCTGGGAGATCGCTGTTGCGCCGATGCCGTCCATGCGGCCCCAGCGGATGAGCCGGTCGGTGGCGCCAAGCATCTTTGCCTCATCGGGCTGCGGCCTCTGAGGGATGAAGGCGTCGGCCTCCTCGAGGAAGACGTGGACGGGGACACGATCGTTGTGGTTGAGCAGGTAGGTCACGAAGTCGGTGACGAAGCGGGAGCGGTCGGCGACCGACCAGCCCTTCATCGACAGGATCATGGAGATCCGGTGCTCGATGAACAGCCGTGCCATCAACTCGCCGGTGTGCGGGTCGAGCGGGAGATCAGGATGCCGGCCGCCAAATACGTAGATGTTGAGACCGGGCTGATCTCCTGCGAACGACGATTTGAGTCCCCACCAGGCGTCGATGGGGTCCAGGACCACAATCGGTGCCAGCTTGATCATCTCTTCGGCAAGCACGACCGCAGTGTTGGTCTTGCCCGAGCCGCGCTTGCCGAGGATCAGAAAGGTCTGGGTGACCGCGTCGTTGGGCAGCTGGAGTTTCTCTGCGAGCTTTATCACTGCCCCGGCCTCAGCTCTTCGCGAACTTCCATCAGCAAGCGGCCAAGGTTGTTCTCACCGACCAGAGAACCATGCACGTTGCGGATGGCGCCCCAGAAGATGTCACCCCAGCTATTGCCCTCTATGAGGAGAGCGTCGCCGGTCTCCAGCAGCCTCCTGGCCATGGTCATTTCGTTGAACTTGGCACGCAACAGGTCGTGCATGAGCCCGAGCTTGTACTCCTCCCACTCAGGACGGAGTCTCAGCTTGCGTCCTGCTTGCTTGGCAGAAGACGCTGTCTGGTAGACGGGTGAGGGCAGCTGGAATGGTCTGCGTGCAACTTGGTCCACAGTCTTGGCAGCCTGGAAGGCGTGTTCGACCGTGGGGTACGCGTGGCCGGACCAGGTCACGATGGACGGATAGAAATTGCTGAGAAATGCGTTCTCGCCGGTGAACTTTTCGATCGACTTCATGGCTTCAGTGCCCCGTCCAGCTCGATGAAGGCGCGCGAGGCGTAGGCGCTAGCCACCGACTGTTGGAAGTGGCTGCCTGGCCGTCCGCTGGACGGCACATGCTCGATTGGTACTTTCGCCGGGTTGTCACGCACGGCCGTGGCGACATCGACGACACGCTTGGCATAATTCGGATCCGGAATCCACTCCGCTGGCCGTGGGTTACCCCACTCCGAGGTCCCACAGTCACAGAAGGCAAACGGCTCTTCCGGGTCGAATGAGTAGGGCTGCTTGCAATCGGGACAGTAGGGCCAGTAGTAGATGGTGTTGCCGTCTTCGGAGGTGAAAGAGTCCATCACACTTTGTCCTCATGGCGCTTGAGAAAGATCTCATCAACTTCGATCTCGAAATGAAAAATCTCTTCGGCGATGCGGTGGTGGTAGATGAATGCCTTTGTACGCTCCCCGAGGTTGGGGTGGAAGATGGCGACCACACGCAGTGAGTCGGCAAGGTGGTGTACGTAGTGACAGCTGCGCCACTCCAACTCTTCGCAAAGCTCGAGATCGGTAGGCAGTTTGTCCTGGCGCATGTAGTCCTTCGAGGGATCCGCGTTGTTCTGGGAGATGGTGCGGATCCACCGGTTGACCGCCTTGGTCGCCGGCAGCTCAGCATCGTCGGGCCCACGGAATCCTGAGAGCAGGATGGACTGCATCTTCCAGCCCATCGCCATTACCCAGGGTTGAAGCACACTGTGCTGCGGCTGCCCCAGGCGCATCGAGCGGCGCAGTTGGTCGATTGAGATATCACCACGATGGAGGGCGGCGCGTTGCTGCTCGCTGGTCATCTGGGCGACGAAATCGTCAGAGAACAACTCGCTCACGCTCATCGCTGCAGCCTCCCGTCACGGTCGAGGGCGAGCTTGAATGCCATGATCTCGTGGTCGGCGAGGTCTTCCCTCACGGCACGAACCGCCTGCTCCAGCCGGTTGGACGGGAACGACTGACCGAAGTAGATCTCGTCGACCAGACGGTCGGCATCGACGATCAGCTTGCCCAGCTTGTCGAAGGCGGCGTCGGACAGCTGCGGGATCATCTGGCCACGCTCCTGTCGATGGTCGCCTCGATCGGGTGCTCCGGGCTACCAGCGACCTCGATGTCGAACTCCTTGATGCAGCGGTCGCAGGCCCACTGCTGCAGGCCGGACGGTGAGCGGTCGACCACGTATCGACCGCGCACCTTCCGCTTCAGGCAGACGTAGCACTTGTGAGCTGCGGTGGAGACCCTCACTCCCCGAGCGCCTCGGCGACGGCTTTCTTGGCCCGAGACACGACGTCAAGCGCGTTGGTCTCAAACCACTTCTCGTTCTCATCGATCAGGTTGCGCCGGCGAAGGATCTCTTCGTCCTTCATCTCGACCGGGAAGTAGATGCGGCCGTTGGAGCTGTAGCGGCCGACCTTGCTGTCGTCTGACTTCGTGCCGTCCGGCCAGGTCACCATCAGCTGGCCGGTGTGCTCGTTGACACCGCGCACGGTGACCTCGATTACCTCCCACGGTCCATGGTCAGTGCGACCGTAGTGATGGCCGCGGGCCTCGAACTGTCGGCCAAGGCGCTTGAATTTGAGGGCAACCTTCGATGACCGAGCGCGGGTGGATGTGATCAGCTTCTGCTCTAGGCCCTTCAGCGTTTCGGATGAGAGGGTACGTGAATGAACGCCAGCATCCTCATCGCTGAGCCTGGTGTTGAAGTTGCCTTTGCTGTCGACGTCGACCTTGTATGTCTTGCCGCGGACCGTTAGCTCGAGACCCATCAGCTAGTCCTCCATCGGTTTGTTGTCTTGGTGCTCGAGGACCCAGAGCAGTGCATTCTCCACACCCTGCTCGTAGGTGGCCGCGCGCCATTTGGTTGCGCGTCCCTCCCCTTCGTTTTCCACGATCGTGTTCTGGGCCTCGCCCAGCTGCTCGGTGATCTCCTCTTCCGACCTCATGATCTGAACTCCTCCAGTGTTTTGGGGAGGGTCAACGGTAGACCCTCGGACTTTGCGATGTCCGTGGCCACACCGACCACGTAGGCAGGATCGGGCTCGGGCGCTCACCTGTACGTCACCTCCATCAGCTCAGAGCGCCGGCGCAGCAAGCGACGGGCGACTGCCTGCATGGCCCAACACCACTTCCCCTTACCGAGTGTGTAGGCCTCGCAGCTGCAGGTGATGACGGCGGTGGTCGAGACGCCAATGAAGTGGCGTGTGCCGGGGCGGGTGTGGCTGCGCGCGGTGTACGCCCCAGGTGCGAGGCGACGAGTGTGAGCGCGCGGGGTCTTCCTCATGGTGTCCTCCATTTTCAAGTCGAGTGGACGGGGGTTGCTTTGCTGCCAGCCGTACGCAGTAGTCCGCGACCGAGAGGCATCATCCTCAGTCCTAGCTTTGCCCCGTCCGCAGCGGAGCATAGCACGGATTCCGCATAATTAAAAGTGTGTCGTCGGGCGGGGGGCAGACCAGTTGCGGGAGGCGTTCACCGCTGGTAGCTCAGCAGGTGTGTGTGGGTGTGACCTCACACCTCCTCACACCTCCCAACCCTGGTCTCTGTGGAGGGTGTGAGGTTGGGTGTGGAGCACCCCCTGTAGGAAGGGGGGTGCTCACACCCTCACACCCGGAGCCCCTAGAACCGATTATGCTCACGCTCTCAAATCTTCTGGGAGGACACGAAATGAGCACACGACAGGGACTGGTCTTACTCGACGGCGGGAAGGCCCATAAGGCGGGCAAATGGCTGGTCGTCAAGGCCGACATAATTATGAGCATGGTCGGCATGCTGCAGCTCGGCCAGCCGCGTGGCGTTTCCCTCAACCAGCTGCACAAGGTTCTGGACAGAGTGCGGGAGGGAAAGCCGCGGGTGGACTGGTATGCGCTGCGCGATTCACTGAGCTATCTGGAGAACGACGGTCGGTTGAAGACCCACAAGGTCCGCAAAGGGAACTTGCACTTTTCGGTGTACGAGCTGGCAGACTGGGAGGAATGGTGGCGGGTTCACAGCCGTCTGCTCGGGTAAAGCGGAAGGGCAACTACAAGCCGGGGGTCTACGCGGTCCACGGTGTGCGCGATGCCATAGCCCAGGGACGTGTCAAACCACGGGAAGAGATCTGTGAACGCTGCGGGCAGCAGCATCTGCGTTGCAGCGGCCATGCTCACCAGCGGGACGAACAGGGCAATCCTCTCCCGATCCGGCCCTGCCGTTGCTGGCCGATGCGGGGACAGCGGGTCTGCGGCACCCATGGTGGTATGGGACGCAATCGCAAGGCCGTTGAGGCATCATTGCGGAAGAAGGAAGAGATGGAGAAGGCAGAGCGCGCGGTGAAGACACTCGGCTTGCCCCTGGAGGGCCAGTCGCCACAGCAGGTCCTGCTGGACGAGATCGCGCGCACCGCCGGCCATGTGCGTTGGCTCGGTGAGCTGATCGCCAACCTCGAGCCGGACTCGGTGGGCTGGGGGATCGCCGCAGAAGAGAAGCGCACCGGAGTTGGCGAGATGGAGACCAACATCGATCTGACCACCACGACCAAGGTGGCGCGGCCGTCGGTCTGGGTCGAGCTGTACCAGAAGGAGCGCGCCCATCTTGTGCATGTGGCCAAGGTGGCGATCCAGTGCGGTATCGCCGAGCGCCAGATCAAGCTGGCTGAGGAGCAGGGCCACATGATCGCCAACGCATTCCGCGAGCTGATCGAAGACCCCGAGCTGGCGCTGAACGCGATGCAGGTGGCCGCGGCCAGGACGATCGCTTCCAAGGTGCTGCGCGCGATGTCGGCCATGACGCCAGGTGGTGGGAGTGGTGTCCGTCCCTACGTGGTGCCAGCGATCTCCGACGGGGAGTGACGCCGTTCATCGTCGTTGCCGGACGGACACAGTCCCAAGCGCGCGACCTCTACCTGCGGAGTGTTCGGGTCGCGCGCGTGATGTTCAAGCGGACGCGGTTTCGGATGGTGCGTGTGGTCGGTAGTGGCGGTGGCGACGAGCGTAGTGCCAGTGGGGGTCGTTCGAACCGTCGGGGTTCGGCCAAGGGCACTCGTAGATCTCGGTAGGTCCCACACGCCGAGCGGCTGCTTCCTTGGCGTCCCGCTTGGTCGACCACGGTGTCTTGCGCAGACAGTCGGAGAGCGGCGATCCCGGACGTGTCGGTCGAGTCGGAATCGCCATTACGTGACGTCACAGAAGAAGCCTGGAGTGCCGCGATATTCGACGCCGCACCAGTGGTGGGTGAACGGGATGTTCCACCAGAGCCCTGCATTCTGGGTGGTGACGTCGCCGTAGCTGTGCATGCCGCCGACGATGACGAGCATGCACCAGAGCGCGACCAGGATGAGGATGGAGCGCTTCACGACAGGGTGACCGCGAAGACGACTTCGGTGCTCGGCGGCAGGTTGGCCTCTTGGGTCTCCAGCGCTGACGCGGTGATGTTGATGGAGTAGACGAGCGAGCCGGATGTGACGTAGGTGCTTGTCAGGTTGGCGTGGCCGATGCAGACGGCGGTGAACTGGTAGTCGTAACGCAGCCAGCCTCCGCCAGCTGTGACGAAGATGGGAGAGCTGGAGTTGCTGCCGGATCCGGTCCAGGTCCCGAGGTCAGTCCACACGTCGGGGGTGGCCGGTGACGACAACGTGGAGACGTCGACCGACCAGGAGCAGGGCGGAGGGGGAGGCGGGGGTGTTGGCGATGGCGGCGGAGGGGGAGGTGTTG